GAAGGTCTGGTTGGTCCCGCCGCCATTGCGGGTGAACGTGGCGAGTGAACTTCCCTCTTGGGTCGTGCTCGCACCGAGAGCGAAGACTCGATCCGTGGTGGTCGGCCCAAGGTGGTAAGCGCCTCGGACAGTGGGACCGTTCGGAGTGATGGCGACACCTGTGTCGAAATGCACCAGCGCCCAGTCGCTCGGGTAGACAGGGAAGGACCCACCCGTCCACTCAGCGATGCTCACACCACCCGCTCCTTGACCCCCGAGCGATACCCCGATGTCAGCGCCGTATTCGATCCACACATCTCCGGAGTTCGCCGGGATCATGATGCAGCAGCCGGGGATGACGGTGCCGCCCGTGGGGGCTGTCGTGTTGATGCCAGAGATGTTCTCGGCGTAGGCCAGTGGGCCAGCCGATCCTGCCGCTGCGATAGCGGCTGCCATAGCGGCCTCGGCTGCCTCAGCGCGAGCCGTCTCATTGGCGATGGCAGTCGCGTTGGTTCCCTCGGCTGCCTCAGCACGAGTCGTCTCAGCCGCTACCGCTGCCGAGATGGCCGAAGCGCGAGCGGTTGCCTCAGCCGTGATGGCATCCGCGTTGGACTGGTCGGCGGTGTCAATGTAGGTCTTGAGTTCGTCGTCCCAGAAGTCCGGCCCTTGCTGACCCCGGCTCGGCCACGTTGCCATCTGGTGCTCCTGTCAGGTTTCTGGAAACAGAATACCCGGCCCCGAGGATGTGGGGCCGGGTATTCGTTGGCGGATCAGACCGACGCGAGTGCGAACGCCCCGCAGGAGGCCTCGGGCGGGTCGAGAGCGACCATCACGCTACGGAAGTGCGTGTTCACCGCGAGTGCGGTGTGCAACGGAGCCGGGTTGCCCGAGATGTCTCGGTCAACGTCGAACGGGCCGACGCCCCAGCCGTTGCCGTCACGCGTCTGGGACGACATGATCGTGAAGGTGACCGCTCCGTTGGAGAAGTCGAAGCCCGACAGACGCCCGCCCTTGAGGAACGGGAAGACCGTGTAGCCCCACTTGCGGTGGCCGGACGGGTCACACGCGCTCTGCGCGAGACGCGACCAGACCTCCAGCGAGAAGCCGAACGAGTCGAGGTCGATGCCGGTGTTGGCATCGAAGCCAACGACATCGCCCGCCGCGTTCTTGACGACCGGCTGGCCGGTGAACAGCGAGATCAGGTCCGGGTCCACGCCACAAAGCGCGGTCTCGGCGGTGTAGCCGACGACCTGATCGAAGGCCGGGTCGTACACGCAAATCTCGTCCGCGAAGTTGCGCTCCACGACGGTCGTACCGTTCTCGGTGACCTCCGCGATCTTCACCGACGAGATGCGCTTGGAGACCACGACGGCAGATGCGCCGGGGTCCGGGTTGCCGCAGGCGTCCAACTTGGTCACACGAATGACCGAGCCGCGTACGGGGGCGTAACACTGAGTGCCCATGTGCTCACTCCTCCTTGGAGTTCTTCTTCGCGGCCCGGTTGCCGGAAGTCTTGGTCGCCCGTGAGGGCTTGCTGGTCTTCTCGGTGTCGAGAATACCCGCCAGTTCGGGCGAGATGTAGAAACCACCCCGCACGGCCTTGACGCTGCGATGGCTCAAGCCGAACTCAGACATCGTGCCGCAGAGCAGCACCGCCGTGTCCATGCGGCTCTCGCCGTTGGGAACGAAGACCATGTCCCCATACGTCGCTGGAAGTCGAGTGCGTGCGGTCACGAAGCCACACCGTCCGTGAACGTGCTGCCCGTGGCCTCGACGTTGACCTTGGCCACTGGACCCTGCACGGCAACGCGGTACAGGCGCTCGGCAGCGGTCTGGAAGATGTTGTCCATGCCGCTGGTGCCGTCGCCCGGGATGACGTAGGTGCTGACATCCACGTCAGTGGCCTTCTCGGTGTAGACCTCACCCGTCGCGAAGATCGGGTAAGCACCCGTGAACTCGGCGCTCGTGTCGTAGCCGCCACCACAGACGATCCGGCAGCCCGAGGGGGTGTACGCCTTGCCGTCGATCCACTTGACACGCAGACCGAGCAGGGAGGCCGACATGCGCGGGAGGTGAATCGTGGGCTTGCCGACGTAGTGCATGGCCATGTAGCCCTCAAGGAAGGCCACAGCGGCTTGCAAGGAGACCGGGGTGCCTGCACCAGTGACCTCCACGACATCACCAGCGGTGAAGCGGTGAGCCAGAAGGTACTGCTCCACAGCAGAGCCAGCGTTGGAGTCGAAGACACGCTTGACTTCCTCCACCATGTCATCGTGGTCGAGACCGACGTTCATGCACTCCGCGCCCAACTGGACAGCGAAGGTCTCGGCGGTGATCCACGTGCCGTTGTGGAAGATCGGGGTGAAGACCCCGGCGCAGAAGTCCGCGAACGGGATCGGCGTCTCCGGAACGATGGAGTCGTAGGAGACCCACAGCCCCTCGTCGTTGCGCAGACCGAAGGAGGTGCTCTCCACAGCCGGGTAGTGATCGAGCACCGAGGATCCCAGCGGATCAACAGCGGGACGCTTGACCTCAATGGCGCGGAAGATGTCTACTCCGCCAGCCTTGGTCACAGTTGCCATCTTCTATCTCCTCTAGTCCCTGTGTCGTACTAGTTCAAAGGGAGCCGGTCCCAGTTTCCAGAAACCGGCTCCCAATGGATCAGAACGAACCGTTCGCGTGCCAGTCACCGATGCCCGTGAGGTCCATCGCGCCGACCTGACCAGCGGTGTTGACCGGGATGTTGACCTTCTCGATGGAGAAGCCCGCCTTGGCGACAAGGAGGCCCTGTTCGAAGAAGACGCCGGTGTACTCGTTGATCGACAGCGAAGCCGCGTCGTACACGGTCGAGATGTTGACGACGTCCTCGACAGCCTTGACCACGGCACCAGCCGGGTAGATCAGGGCCTCGAAAACACCCGGCAGGATCGCGTCCACACCAGTCAGTTCCTGCCAGTCCGCCACGTACTCGACGTTGAGACGACGGTCCACGAAGTGCTGGGCGATCTGCGCGTCGGACACCGAGTCCAGAGCAGCCCCGTTGCGGCGGCTCATGTCGGCCCGGAAGACCTCCTTGACCCACTCCGGCAACTTGACCTCAAGCACGGTGTTGACACCGATGCTCCACTTGCGGCGCTCCTTGAGGGCGATGATGCTGAGCGCCTCAAGGGTGTCGGTGAACGACGGGCCGTAGCCGTTGAAGACCACCGGGTCGGCCAGCGCCACGATGTCGCTGATGATCCGCGCGTTGACCTTGTGGGCGTAGAGCACACCAGCGAAGCGCAGAGCGTCGGTGATGAGTTCCGGGTACGCCTTCTGCGTCAGGAACGGGATCTTGTAGCAGTAGCCGATGGCGTCGAGGCGGTGGTCCACGAAGTCCGGGCAGACGATGGTCTCGCAGGTCTTGACCTGACCAGCCTCGGCCTGAGCCTCCGTCTGGACGAAGCCAAAGTCATCGAGGGCCGTACCCTGCGAGGACCGGGCCGGACCCGTGGTGAGCAGTACGCCACCACGCGGGGCGCTGATCTCCGGGACGGTGATGAGACCGTCCACGACGTAGCCCGCGAGGAACGAGTAGACCGGCTCGGACGGGGCGCACCAACCAGCGGCGGTCAGAACCTCGGCGTCGTAGGTACGACGGGCGGTCTGGAGCGCGGCGTAGTCGTTGCCCGTGGACGCGACGAGCGCCTGCTCGAAATTCAGGTTGGCCTGAGCCACACCGAACTTGTGGAGCACCTCGTCGTTGCCCGTCTGCTTGCGAACAGCCATGGCCGCGCGCTCGTTGAACGGGTTGAAGCCCTTGACCCGGTTGCGCATGGCCAGCGCGAGGGCGTCGTAGCCCTCCATCTGCGCTCCCGTGGCGAAGCCCGGTACGTCTGCCGCTGCGGTGATGGTCACCGGCTGAACAGCCTTGACCGCCGGACGGGCAACCTTGCGAGCGACCGCCTTCGCGGGGTTGATCTTCTGCGAACCACGCGCAGATGCGGTCACGGTGGCCTCCTCAGTGGCCTCGATTGCGGTCTCCTCGGCGGCTGCCTCGGTCGTCTCAGCCGCTGCCTCGACAGCGGCGTCTTCGGTCTCCTCCGACTCCTCGGAGGCTTCCTCGGTCTCGTCGGTCTCCTCGGAGGCCTCTTCGGTCTCCTCGGCGGCAGCATCAGCGCCACCAGCGGTGAACGACTCGCGAGCGGCGGCGAAGTCCTGACCGGCCTTGTCGGCGGTGGCCTTGCGGGCTGCCTGCTCGGTTTCGATGTCGCGGATGCTGGCGACGAGGGTCTGTGCCTCGTTGGCCTGATCCACGGTCACCTCGCTCGGGTCGAGAGCGAAAAGGGTCTTGGCCTTCTCGTTCGCCTCGGTGAGTGCGGTGGCGAGTTCCTCGTTGGAGAGGCTCTGGATGTCCATTGGGTGCTCCTTCTGACCTGTAGTGGACGGATCGTACGTACGCCTGCACGTACGGAACGGCTCTGGGTCGAAGGCACCTTGGCTACTTCTTCGGAGCGAAGATATCACATGGTTTCTGGAAACCGCTACTAAACCGCTCGAATGATGAAGTTCAGCCCCAGATACGGGGGGAGTTCATTGAACGGGTTCGCGGCCCCTGTGCTACCAGACGGTCCTGTGAACGCTGGCACGTCGATGGAGTGAGCGTGAGCGCCTCCAGCGGTGCCACCCGAGGACGACACTGCCCCAGTCCCAGCGGCGTTCAGGTTCACGCCCGAGTCACCCTCGTTCGGGGAACGGTTGAGAGTATGGGAGTGAGTTCCACCAGATGCGGTGTTGAACGAAGCGTGGTCGTGGTCGATGGCATGGGTGTGGCCGACCAACTCACCAGCGGTCATCGTGTGGGTCTCCTCACCACCCGTCTGCGCAAGCGTGTGGGAGGTCGCACCCGGCGCTCCAGTAGCCACACCGACACCGAGCGGTACGCGACCACCCATGTTCGGCAGGTTGAAGTGGGTGCCGTCCACGCTTCCAAAGGACGTACCGATGGCAGCGAACAACCCCGGGTAGGAAGCGCGGACCAGAGACGAACCATCACAGAACGCCCAGCCAGTGGGAGGCGTCGATCCGGCGTAGGGAAGGACCACACCTACCGGAGTGCCCACCATGCCCAGAGCGGCCTGCACGAAGGCTGTGGTGGCCAGTGACTGGTCGTTGTCACCCGGGGCTGGCGTCGGCGCTGTCGGATTCCCAGTGAATGCGGGGCTGGCCAGCGGAGCCTTGAGTAGCAGAGCATTCGCCGTCGCCGTGCTGATCGGCTTGTTGAGGTCCGAGGTGTTGTCCACGTTCCCCAGACCCACGTCAGCCTTGGTGAACACGTTGTCGTAGGGCAGCGTGTTCCACGGAGTCACACCGTCGCCGGTCTTCTCCTTGCGCGTGTTGGTCTCGTAGCCCTTCTCGCCCAACTGGAGGACAGGGTTGTCTGCTGTCCAGTTGGCCGAGGTGTTGCGACGCGTCCTGATGTGAGTCACTAGGACCACCCTCCGTCTACTCCGTCATCGCTGGTGTACGACGAAGACCCGCCGTCAACAACATCCACGCTGGTGTACGACGAAGACCCGCCGTCGATCGAATCGTACAAGGCTTGAGCGCCACACTGGGGAACTGGGGCACTGTCCAGTAGGAAGGTGGTCCAGTGGGTGTGCGAGCCAATGGGCTTGCCCAGCCGTGGGTAGATGGGATCAACTGGCGTCGGCGTGCCACCGAACGGGGACGACCCGAAGGGATCGACACCGAAGCCCAACCCAACCGGACCAGTTGGTGTGACAACCCGAGCCAAGCAGGCGTTGACAGCCGACTCATCCCAGCCACTCTCATCCCACCCGGACATGTCCCAGCCATCGCCAGACCAGCGCAGCGAGTACGGACCGTAGCCCCAGCGGCTCATACGGTAAGTCTTGGCCGCGCCCACTGTGAGATCCACACCCGTGTTGGTGTAGTTGAGGCTACTCATCCGACCGCCCCGCAGACGAGGGAACAGCGTGTAGCCGTACTGGTAGCCATCGACCGGAACATCCAACTTCGACCATATCTCCATGGCGAAGTTCGACACGGGCATCTTGGAGAGGAAGTCGTTTCCAGAAACATCTCCCGTGGCGTTCAGGACCACCGGCTGCCCGGTGAGAATCGAGATCAGATCCGGGTCCACACCACACAGGTCCAGATCAACGCCATAGCCCATGGTCCGGGGCTTGCCCCGAATGAGCACGCGGCTGAAATCGTTGTCGTTGCGAACCAACTCGTTCGACTGGTCCTCCACGATCTCGCTGATCGCAGCCTTGATGATGCCCGAGGTGACTACGACTGACCTGTCACCTTCGACCGGAGCGCCTCGGTGGTCGAGCATGGTGAACCGAGCGACCTTGCCCCGAACCATCGAGTAGCACTTGGTATCCATGGCTTCACGGTATCCGCTCGTTCATCGCACGAGAGACTCGACTGGCGTACTTGGCGTGCCATGTTTCCAGCCCGTGAACCGAGTCCGACTGGTAGTCGCTGGTCCCATCACCGGGCGTAGCCGTCCCAGCGGAGCCAAGGATGATCGGAAACGTTTCACTCGGAATGATCGAGATGACCCGGCCATCGGTGAACTGCGCTGCCATGGCCTTCGTGGCTGCCGAGTACATGGCCAGAGCCTGCCGACCGACATTCTGATATCCCGAGGTGGAGTTGGCCGGGTTGAAGGTGCTGTAGCAAGCGTCAGGGAACAGCGGAAGCGCGTTCAGCGTGATCCATGGCGGGGTGGGGTTGCGCTTGAGCCAGCAGTTGAACACCAGCCGGTCACCGGAGTTGCCGGTGTGGGTGATCACGATAGTGTTCGTGCCAGCGGGCATGCCCTCAATCGGGACGGCCATCTGGCAGAACTTGTAGATCGGGTAGGCCGTGCTGAACAGGCCTCCACCACCGGCTGTGCTGACGATCTGGTTGTGGGTGATGCCGAAGTTCGTCTTGGTGACCAGTGGTGGTGTACCGGAGATCGGGTCGTTCTTCGTGCTGTCCGTCATAAACGTCACGTTTGTCGGGTTGTAGGTCACACCGTTGACCTTGATCGAGTACGTCGCACCTACAGTGCTGTTCGCGCTGTTGTCCTCACCCACGAGGATGATGTCAAGAGCGCGCTCAGTCGTCGTGATGGTGACGGTGCTACCGGGGACGGTGCTCAACTTCGCCGTACCGACCGTGCTTGTCTGGCTACCCGGAGAGCCACTCACAGTGCCACCGTGGTAGCCGAGGCTGGTGGGTGAGGTCCACGTCCCGCCGTAGGCGAGAGAAGCGTCTCCCACGTCCTGCACCGACAGGGATCGAGCGAGCCGGATCATCGCATCGACAGCCAGTACCGCCGACTGGCGCACACGCGCGGTTCCAGCAGCCCATGTGGCCTCGTTGAGGAAGTCGTTGCCCCAGTGGTCCATCAGCACTAGCCCCGGGGCCGTGTGAGCCGCCAGCCACGCCGACCAGTTGGGGGACTGGTTCAGGGAGAACGTGTCACCGTTGACCGCCTGTGTGGGCACGATGGGCGTTCCGTACATGGCCGAGCAGATGTCTTCGGTCCATGCGCCACACATGGCGAAGTTCATGGTCGAGGAGTTGTTGCCGTTGACCGCATTCTGGATGCGAACGTTCCATGGCCGCTTGGTGTTGTACCCCTGATTCGCCTCAGGACGAGACACATCTGCCATCAGCGATGGGCCGTAACTCAGCACTGGAAGGCCGACCAGCGTCGAGGGAACCTTCTCCATCTCAGCCAGAACACCGGCCACCGGACCGAGCGAGAACGAGACTCCCATGCAGCGCGCGTTCTGCTGGAGTTTGAATGTCTCGTACTGCGAGGCGACGTTCGTTCCACAGTCCCACACGCTGGCACTCATCGGGTTGTTCAGCGAGCCGTTCGCGGCCTGAATCGTCTGCCGGATCGTTGCGCCCGTCTGCACCGTGGTCAGTAGAGCAACACCCGATCCAAGCGTGGAGGCGGTACGACCAGCGGCGGCGAAGACCTTGCAGTCGTTCGGCCCGGGGATCAGGGAGGGACAGCGCATGTTCTCGCTGTTGACCTGCTCGGTGTCGATGGAGTCCCAGCAGGTAGGACGGATGGATACCTGTCCCACGTTCTGGTAGACGCCGATGACTCCACAGGCTGCGTCGGTGGATGCACTCAGGTTGACCGTGAGGACCGCGCCGGGGTCACCGGACACCAGTCGCTTGGAGTACAGAGTCAGGACGGTGGTCTGGGAGCCATCAGTCTTGGAGCCTGCCTGACCAGTGGCAGCGCCCGAGTAGGGCGAGTCTCCGAACTTCGTCCATCCACCTGAGCCTGTGCCGGACAGGGACGACACGTTGACGCCAGCACCAGAGGTGAGGACCAGTACCGCCCAGTCTCCAATGACCGCGCCAGCGGGCACCGTGACCGTGAAAGAGCCACCAGAGGCGTTGCCGGTGCCTCCAGTAGCACCGTTGCGGTACGAGGGTCGAGTCGGGGTGGCACGCTTCTTGTAGACACTCTGGCGTAGCAGGGTGCTCACGTTGCGTCACCCGAAACGATCCACTCGTTGGACCCCCGGTTGCGGATCACCAGAGTGCTGTACTGAGCGCGAGTCGTCAGGGACGAGGCGTAGCGCAACGTGACGCCAGCGGCGGGAGCCAGTGTGACCTGACCTGCTCCGTACTGGAGCACCTGAATGACTGTGCCGGTCGGGAATGCCACGGTCGAACTGTTCGGGATGGTGATGGTGACAGCCGAAGCGTTGGTGGCCTCCACGACCTTGCCAGCGTCCCCGAGGACCAGTGTGTAGGTCGTGCCACTCTGCGCGTTGGCGTTGATGACCGTGGGGATCACATTGCCCGTGATCGCTCCCCATGCGCCACCCGACTTCGGGCCGTAGGTGTCACCTGTGGAGGTGTTGATCGCGTAGTCACCGTTGGCACCGACGCCAGAGCCCGGGACACCAACCGTCAGGAGCAGGTTGGAGCCATTCGTACCGTTCGACCCAGCGGGGCCAACCAATGACGTGAAACCTCCGGGCCACACACCAGCGGCCTTGGGGCCGTAGATCCGGTTGTTGGTTGTGTCGATCCAGAAGTCCCCGTTGTTGCCGCCAGAAGGTGCTCCAGAGCCGTTCAGGACCGTGTTGCCATTGGTCCCGTTCGTACCGTTCGTGCCGTTGGTCCCGGCTGCGCCCTTGATGTTCGTGATCGCTGCGCCCCACGAGCCACCAGACTTGAGGAAGATGTCCCACGTCGTGGTGTTCAGATAGTAGTCACCATTGACGCCGGTGCCACCGCTCGGAGCACCAGATCCCGAGTACCACGTCGATCCGTTCGTGCCGTTGGTCCCGTTCGTGCCATTCGTACCGTTGGTGCCATTCGTACCCGGAAGGGTGACGTAAGTTCCCGGCCACGCCCCAGCGGCCTTGGGGCCATAGAGTCGGGTGTGAGTCGTCTCCATCCAGAAGTCGCCATCAGCGCCATCTGAGGACAGCGGAGCGTTCGGACCATTCTTGACTGAGGAGCCATTGAAGCCGTTGGTCCCGTTGGTCCCGTTCGTGCCGTTGGTCCCATTGGTGCCATTCGTTCCAGCGGCGCCTTGGGGTATACCCATGTCGATGATCTGGTGCGGTGGAGTGCCGTGGATGTTGACGGTGGCCGACGAGCCCGGGGCAAGTGTGGTGATCGTCCCCGGTGTCAGATCATAGGAGCCCGAAACGACGCCCGCGATCTCTGTGTCGGTGTACGCCTTGGAGTCGGCTAGTGCCTGAGCCCCTGTTGCGTCGATGTACTCCTGAACCAGATCACCATAGGGCTCCTCGCCCTTGATGGGGAACGCTGTCATCAGTTGCCCTTCACCGCGTAGGAGCCACCGGCTCGCATCGTCTTCGCCTTGGCCTGAATCTCCTGCGGGTAGATGACAGTCTCCGACCCGTCGGTACTGGTCCACACGTACTGAGTGGTGGTCCGCTTCTTACAGCCGCACATCCCAGCCCTCCTTCAACCGGGAGAAGCGTACCTCAGCGTCGCTCTTGGCCAGTGCCTGAATGAGGTCACCGGGGCTCGGCTCGCACTCGCCAAGACCATGAGCCGAGGCCACCAGAGCCAGTACTTCGCCGTTGTCATCGAAGACAGCCGAGGAACGCATGACTGGGAAGCCGGGGACATTGACAGTGAGCAAAGTACGCAAGGCTCCGCGAATCCACTCACCACTCACTTGACCGCTCGCCTCGATGGTCGTCAGCCAGTCCTCATCCATGGTGGGCAGCACCACACCGGAGAACCAGATGCCTCGGTCGTCCTGACCCAACGTCACAGCAGCCCACGCGTTGCGCAGGTCATCGAAGTGAGCCTGCGTCGGACCCTCGCTGAGCAACTGCTTCGCGCCCCGGTGAGCCACGCCGTAGGTGATCAAGCCGGTCTTGAGGTAGCCCTCGTCGGTCTTGGTCCGTCCGAGGTGGAACTCCGGGAAGCCCTTGTAGTCCTCAGGGACTTCGACGCACGTGCCGGTCTTGCCGATGTGGCACACGCCCCACTCGCCCGCGTAGCCGTAAGTACGTCGGAAGCCGTACTCGTCCGGCTCCTCGATGACGAGAGCGTCAGTGTCCGGGTGGTACGTGAAGTATTCAGCCGGAGGCAGAACACGCGCCTTCGGAGAAGCGGTGAGGACAAGGTTAAACGTCGCGTAGTCATCCTCGTCCAACGACCACGTTTCCGGCAGGAGCGACGTCGCTCCGAGTGCCGCTGCGCGCTTGCGGATGTGAGCCTTCGCGGCAGCGGGGTCCTTGGCTCGACCGATGGCTCGGATCGCGTTCTTGAGGTCCTGAACGTTGTCGATGGGGAACGAACCGTCAGGAAGCGCCTTGCCGGACTTGGCCAGATCGTCACGCTGAGCCTCGGTGTAGTCCTTGAACGCAGCAGCGGTGAGGACATCAGTCCATGCCTCGTTGGCCGATGCGTGCTCGGAGCCACCCTCGGTGCCCTTGGCCGCTCGGTCCATCTTCGCGTGGGTGGAAGGCCAGTAGCCGAGCGCGTCGAAGTGCCACTGAGCGATGATCTGGTTCAGGTATCGCATCTTGTCCGGGCTGTGCTCTGCGATCTCTTTGCCGATCAACGCCTTGGCGCGAGCGAAGTCGCCGGGAGTGCCCCAACCAACCTTGTCGTACCCCGGCTGACCCTTCTCGGTCCAGTAGGCGTGGATGCGGTCAGTCGCCTTCGGGTTCGTACCCCATCCAGCGCCTCGACCGAACGTCAGGTTGCCACTGGCGACCATGGTGGCCTCGTCGTCAGTGCCCTCGACCGGCATGTCCGGGTGAGGACCGAGAGCGATGTAGGCCTCAGCGAACGCCGGGATCGAGACAATGCAGGCTCCGGAGATACGACCCTTGTCGAACCACCGGCCATCACGCTCCACCGAGGTCTTCACGTCCATGTTCGGCTTGTCAGCGTCGATGGACACGCCGTACCGACCGAAGTGCTGGAGCAGGTCAACGACCTCATCGGCTTCCGGACTGGCCATCATCCGGCCTTCCCAGTGGATCATGCCGTCCTTGCGCATGAGCCGGTCGATGGAGGTGGTCGTGGCAGCGTTACTGTGACCGCTGTCAGACCACTTCTGCCATGTCATTGGCAGTGGAAGGGGGCGCGCAGTCAGCGCCTCGACCCCGAAGCCACGACCATCGCCCGATTCAACGTCTTCGGGGGCCAAAATGCCGTGAACGGGGATGGAATTCGCCGCGATGGCCCCGAAATCGGTCTCGTCGCCCATATCCGTCTCCTGCTCAGTGTCTTGGTTTCCAGAAACCAGATCCCAGTCGAAATCGTCCATCTCAGGGCGCAAATTGCTCATCTGCTGTGCCCCATCAGGCGAAATCCATGCTACTGCCTGCACTTCACGCGTCGGAGACCAGTTATCGAGCGAAAATTGGGTCGGAGTGGCGTAGATGAAGCACTCGTAGATGCCATTGTCGGCCTGGTAGACCCCAATGACGGTGCCTTGGGGCACTCCGTATCCAGTCTCCTCGGTGAACTCCCTCTGAGCGCCCTGCCACGGGCTCTCACCGGCCTCCAGACCACCTCCGGGCATCTCCCACGTCTCCTGAACGGCGGGATCGTCGGTCTCAGCGAAAGCCCGCTGGGTCATCAGGACGTTTCCGGTGTCTTCTGCGACCACACAGAGGCCCGCGAAGGTGATCCCGTCACCCATTCCGGCGTAATGGATCGCTCGCAGGTCATTCTCGGTCCAGTAGTCAGCCACGGAGGACTCCCATCAAGTCGCTGTGTGCGTACGGACGCTGGTTGTTGTAGAGATCCGCGCAGAACGCGCCCATCTTGGCTGTCAGATCACGCAATTCCGCCGCACTGGCACCATCGAACACGGTGGCGGCGAGTGAGAAGTCGAAGTCAGAGGCTGACCAACCCGTGTCAGACAACGTGGCCGTGATGTGAGCCATGTGCGCCGGGGTCGTTCGGTCCTTGTCCCGTCCCCGTCGCCCGTCGTTCAGCAGACGATTCCCGGCCTTCTCCAGCGCACGGAGAACCAATGCCTCGCACTTGGCCTCCCGAACGGCGTACGGAGCCGCTGAGTGATCGTGCTGCTCAGTGGGCTTGCCGTCCGCCTTGGGGTGAGTCTCCAGTGACGGCGCTCCGTTGCCATTTGAGATGCCCTTGGGTGCCGGGTTTCCAGAAACCGCCGGACCAGAGCCGTCCTCGTAGCCTCCTGCGGCTCCGGGCAGCGGCTCCAGTTCCAGATCCACGCCGAGTACCTTGAGTGCGGCCTGAATTTGCTCAGGTGCGACCGTTCCCGTGGCAACCTTGTTGGTCAGCCACGTCTGGTACTCCTGCTTAGTCATCATGTCGGTGTCTGGGTCGAAGCCATTCTCCTTGAGCGCTACTGCGGCCTTGAGAACACCTCGGTCGTACCACTCCAGCGCCTCCTTGGAGCGATCCTGCTTGAGGCGCAAAGTAGCCGTGTCATAGCCGACCACCTTCTCGGTGTTCTCCACGACCGAGCGCAGGTAACCAGAGGTGAGGCTGGATACGAAGATGTCCAAAGCGGGCTCGATGTGAGTCGAGATCGTCTGCTCCTCGTTGGCCCACATACCCCAGTGGTTCACCGAGCCCGTGGTGCCACGTCCCGAGCCGCCACCAATAAGGCCGGATGAGCCCAGCACCTGCTCCGGGGGCAGATCCATGCCGAGCGCGAAGCGACGGATCGCATCGCTACGAAGGATCATCGCCTTGTCGTCAATCGTTGACCAGAACTGGATCAGTTTCTTCTGGTCGATGGCCGTCAGTGCCTCGGGGTTCGCCATGACGATGCTCGGGAAGGCGACCTCATCAGCGTCGAGGAAGTCCATCGAGGCGTTGGCGAGGCTCAACATGAACTGCTCGGCCTCGTTCATCAGAGCGATGGCCTCAGCGCCACCCTCCACGGCGTCAGCCGGGGGCGGTGGGAAGGTCAGGTTCTCCGGAAGGAACCAGACACCAGCCGACATGAGACGGGCGCGAACCTGAGTGAAGATGTGCTTACTCAGGTACTCGATCTCACGCAGGACCGGCAGCAGAGCCCGGAAGGACGACCATGCCTCGCGGCGGTCCTCGGGGTCTGGGTTCCACAGTCGGATCACCGGGTCGTCAGGTGCCAATTCGAGGAAGATGCCATTGTCATGGCGAACTCGCCACGTCTTCCCGACCTTCTGGATCTCGGTGACCGCGACGATCTCCCAGATGTAGGTGTTCGGGTTGAGCGCGTCGATCTCGTCCAACTGCTCCTCGTAGTCGGGATCGAACGGGTCCAGTGTGCCGACCTGCTCCAGCAGGTAGTCATCCCACTTGAGGTAACCCTCCGGCGGCGGTACGAAGTCAGGGTCGGTGTCCACGCGCTCCCGAGCCAGCAGGTAGCACTCCCCGGCCACGGTGTAGTGGAGCATGTAGTCGCGGATCAACTTGGATCGCTCGCGCACGGTTGGTGCCAGTGCCATCAGCGCCTCGACCTCGGGACCGCTGTCAATCCACGTCACTGATCCACCCGGCAGGGCTGTGGGCTCGGTGATGCCGATGGCAGCCCTTGCGGCCATGGCGGCGAAGATCGTCACCGCGTAACGGGCCTCACCACAGATGTTGACCTGCCGGTAAGCCTCGATCTGCCACGGCTTGGCGATGGAGTTTCGGTCGGTGTTCGGGTTCGACGGGCGCTGCGGGCGATAGATCGCCGTGCTGCCTGCCATCGCAATAGGCGGAGCCTTACGGACAGCGGCTGCCGGAGCCTTCGGACGGGCCATCAGTCCTCCACCTCGTCGTTGTCACCGTCGTGAACCATGATGATCGCGGCTACGTACGATGCACCAAAGACAGCGTTGACGAGTAGCCACACGGTATTCCAGTGGGAGTAATACCCCCACAGAACGATGGCCACAGTGACCCAGAAACTCATACAGTAGCCGCAGTACGCGAGCAGTTGCCATGAGCGCCTCATCGGGGTCTTGTCAGTCCACTCAATGAACTCGTCGCGGACCCACTTGATCGGTGGGAAAGTGTCGAACGTCAGCAGGCGGGTCACCCGCGCTGCGCTCAGGATCGTGATGATCGCAACAGCGACCCACTGGAAGTTACTCAACGCTGGCTCCTCGGCACAGGTATCTGTTCTGGTGAACACAGGGTAGCCGACGCTCGGCCATTCAGGTGAGCGGCGTACGGCACGAACCTCGGATTTCGGGCCATCTCATCGAGGATCAGTTCTTGCTTCGCTGTGTCTGCGGTACTGCGTACGACCGAGGTGATCTTGCGGCGTCTGGACACCAATGAGCCTACGGCTTCTCCGGGCTGGGGCATGTCCTCGCAGTACCAGTAATTGCGCGCTCCCATGGCGTTACGCCCGTCCGGACCCTGCCCCGCGTTGTCGATGGGTGCCACGTACCAGTCCGGCGTTAGACCCATGATGTGGAAACGCCTGCTCCACTCGACGTGCTCGTGGCCCCCGGTGCCGAAGGCCTCGACCATGCCACCTACGGCGACGACTCCACCCCATGTGGAGTAGAGCACTGACCCCCTTGGCCAGTCCCATGTCGAGTAGGTCTTGCGCGTCGAGAAGCGTTTGTGAGCGCCCCAGCACACCATCGAGTGCTGGATACCCACCTCACTCATCCTGATGTGTTTGTCCAATGATGCCGCTCGCAGAGGGAAGGCATCGTCGTCGCTGAGGAACAGGTGGTCCACGCTCAGGTCCATGAGCAGTTCAAGCCCCGTGTTCTTGTTGACGGCTACGCCCTGTCTACTGTCACTGGCCCGATCAACCGGCCTGCCGCACTGGTACACCGTGGCGTAGTCGCCTACCAGAGACAAGACAGCCTCAGCGTCGAACTCCGACCCATCTACCGTGACGAACAGGGGCCCATCGAAGGCGGCGCGCCACGCCTTGACCGAGGTTTCCAGAAACCCGAGCCGGTGCTGTTGGCCAGTGGTGCTGATCGCTACGCCAATCATCTGGTCACCACCCTGAACTGTCTGCCACAGTGCCGGTACTCGATCTTCTTGCCGTGCTGGGAGAAGATATCCATGATCTCGTCACAGAAGGGGCACTTGGCTACCAGATCGAGTGCTACCTCACGACCCTCGTGCTCGATGTCCACATGTGCCTTGACCAGACCCATCGGAATGTCTCCAGCGGGAATCCAGTCGCACTCACGGCACTTGAGCACCCACTTCGGTTGTCTCATGCCTCGGCTCCCTTGGTAGTGACTCGCCAGACGACCCCGATCATCAGGACCAGTAGCCAGACAGCCATCAGAGTCATCTTCACCAGCCACGCTGCTATGACCACCAACAGGACGATCAGCCTGAGCAGAAGTTCCAACATAGTGTGACACACTATCAGACGCTACCTGCCAAAATTCCTTTTCTTGAGCGCCTTGAGCGCGTCCCGCTGGGTCGCCATGGCAGTGCCGTACTTGATGCCCTTCTCCAAGTTCTTGATCGCCCAGACCAGTGCGTCCACGCGGTTAGGCGAGGGGAACTTGCCGCCCCGGCTCTTGGGCACCCACATGGTCTGCTCAACCTCCAGCGCCGACAGGTCGCCATACGCTGTCGGAGACACTACGTGTGTGACCCGATGTTGCTCGTACTTGCCCACGGTCGGTTCAGCGCGAGTCTCCTTGGACAGCACAGCGTGTTCCAGCAGGATCCTGTACTCCTCACCGTTCTCATCCTTACCTTCGGCGGGATGGAGTTTCGCCCAGTCCTTGAGGGTCTGCCGCACCATGTCGCCACCGAAGTTCTTCTCCACGATGATCCGGTTCGCCCTGATCAGCCTCGCGGTCTTGTAAACGCGCTCGGCCCACTCCGCAGGAGAGCCCTTGAGAGTGCCGTCAGCCAGCACGTAGAACTGACCGTCACCACTATGTATTGCTCCGCAACCTATGATGCCCGTTGCGTCACTCCTCGGTCCCTTGGAGCCAGCCGGGTCAACAGCCAGCACCCGATCGTCCATGGCGTCCAGCAGGTTCTGGAACTCGACCGCGCCGACGTGCTCGTGGACATACATGTCGTCGTTCCAGAACGCACCCTCGACATCTCGCAGGACCTCGCCGTGCAACTCTTGGCGACCCATACGGGTGCCCTCGTACCGCTTCTTCATGTCCTTGATGTAGTCCGCCGACAAGTTCGCCTTGTTCGCGTAGGTACTCACCCGGCGCATGGTGACGTCCTCGTCGTCCTCCATCATCATCACCCACGGGGTGGACGTCGGAGTCGATGTCACCAAGATATGGATGGGGTTACCGGGCGTCTCGATACGGGTGGCCAGTTTGAGGTTCATCCACGCGGTCTCGATCTCCGCCATGAATGCACCCTCATCGACCCATGCCGCACCGACGTTGATAGACCTGATGTTCTCTGGTTTCTCTGCGCTGAACAGGTAGGTGGTTGTGCCGTTGGGCCAGACCAGAATGTCCTTGCTCGCGAAATACTCGGGCATGAACTCGGGGTGTGCGGTCTCCATGATGCGCTTGACGTGGGTGTTGACCAACTCAGTACCACGACGACCCAAAATGAGCGTATCTACGCCCTTGCGGTGGTTGTGGTGGATGAACTGGGAGCCAGTCTCAGTCTTACCGGTGCCTCGACCAGAAGACAAGTACAGCACCCACGGCTTGCTCCATGGCAGCAGGCGCTGGTCGGGGCGGGCGTGATTGTGCTGCCACGCGGGGTCATCATCATGGGGCCAGCGCGGGTGCTCCCCGAGCCGGTTGCCCTCGTCATCTTCCAAGTACCGAGAGCCGGGACAGGTCGAGAACTTGCACCAGAAGGGTCGCCAGCCGCTGTTCTTGACCCTCAGCAGGCGCTCGGCTACGGCCTGTTGGTCCTCAGGACTCAGGGTCTGGAATTGCTTCTTGACAGCGCTATCTGTCTTCACTCCCAGCCCTCCAACAGGTGTGCGGGTCCCGGTGACTCCGACACTTCACGCAACAGTACCGATAGAGGTCCATCCCGTGCTCACAGATCGTCTTCACGGTATAACTCCCTCAACCACTTACGGTACTCACGACGCCACTTCCACTTGCATTCTCCGGGCATCGATGCGGGTAGCCCACACTTCGTGCAATAGACGCACCCCACGTCCACCCAGTTGTGCCTCATAGTGCTTCCTCATCAGTGTCGTCTTCGATGCGGTTTCCAGAAACTTCCAATTCCAGCGCTGACTGCTCCACGAGGTCTTCGACCAGTTCAGCGTCAACGATGTCGAACACGTCCAAGTCATAGTCGAGACCGTCTTGCCTCGACAGCGCTGCCACAAGTTGTTCGACTGCTTCTGGTGCCGCCTTGACCTCGATCTCTTGCTGCACGGGTGCAGCGGCACCGTTCAACTTGACCATCTCGGCCAGAATCTTGATAGCCCTGTCCTGAGACGCCAGTTTCTTGTCGAACCCGGCTGCGGACAACTTCTGGGTGGTGTCCTTGTCGGTCGCGTCCTCCCAGATCGCTTCCAGCAGTTCGCTGTACTTCTTGTTCGCCCAGTTGCGCACATACAGCCGCAGTGCAGGCTGGGACTTGATGTAGCGCGCGGTGTCGCGCTGCAACATCTGGTCTACCTCGTCGGGCGTAGATCCTATGGAGGTAGCAATCTCGGCCAGTGTGTAGCCCCCTATGTAGAGGTTCACGATCTGGGCTAGACGCAGTTGCTCAGCCCTACTCAGTCGGTCCCGTTCAGCCTTGTTCTTCTGCCGCGTTATCGCGGCTTTTTGAGATGGTGTGAGTTGTACTGGCTTCTTCGTGGCAGCGTTAATCTGCTGATACTTGTCGGTCAGACCGCTCATGGGTTATGCCCCAGCGGGGTTGTGCTGTGCTGCTAGAGCGTTTGCCCTGCGGGCCTGCTTCTTGCGCGCAGAGATCACCCGGTCCACACAGTCGCGGACTGCCTCAGAACGGCTCGCACCGCTTGCAGCGGCGAGAGCGTCCAATTCAGCGGCTTCGTGCGCGGTGAAGCGCACAGTCACAAAGACTGAGCGGGGATCAGAGGTCGTCGGCCATGCCATGTCGTATACCGTACCACAGCATGGTTTGGGCGGGTTTCTGGAAACTCTACTTTTGGGTATAGGCAGATCAAAGCCCCCGGCTCCCAGAGGAACTACGCTCCCTAGTTCTGTGCAGACTCTGGACTGGAGATGCCGGGGGCTTATCTCGCGAGCCGGAGCAGTGGCTCGGTCCCAGAATTGTATCACAACATGTGGGCCCTCATATCGTCATACAGTATAACAACATAGTTTCCAGAAACTGTATTCTCTCAAACAGTGTAATACGGTATAACAACATAGTTTCCAGAAACCACATATCTCCCGAATACAGGCTTCGTTACTCATGACGGTCGCGTTACGACCTTGCGCAGTAAGGGGTACCGGCCATACCTTTGTTTCACCAGCCCACGCGGGCAGGAAATCCAACAGATAGGCGAGACCATGAGCAAGAACTCCACCCCCCGCGACAACGCCAGCACCAGCCTGACCTCGACGCTGCACCCCGACGTGCGAGCGTCGCACATCACCACGATCACCGAACTCGGACGCGCTGTGTCCACGGTCGGTGCGGCCAGCGACATCGCAGAGGCTGTGTTCAACGCGATGCCCGACACCTACGACTGGACTGCCAAGCACGGCAAGTCCACTGCGTTGACGGTGGCCGTGCACGTGTGGGCAACCGGCACCGACGACACCGCAGCGTGGCCGCAAATGACGCGCCCCAGCGGTGAGGCGGACGGCAAGCGTGTACGCACGCACTACGCGGTCGGCGTGGATGCCATCGCCAAGCACCTGCGCAAGTTGGCTGGCACTGCATCGGCCAAGGAAACCGACTGGCTCGGGCTGGCTGTGTCCGCTGCCATGAACGCTTCCAACAATGGGGTGGACCTGAGCGTCATCGTGCACGCGATCGTCAACGCCCTGCCGGAGACCGGCGACGATGACGCTGCTATGGCTGAGGCTGTGGTCGAGGTCATCCGTACGCGCACTGTGCTCGCACTGGCTGTGTGACTGACCTAGCCCGGTGTGCGACAGTCGCATACCCACACACCGGGCCGTACACATCCAAGGAGACGGCAATGAACGGTTGGGAAGTACTAGCGGCTCTGAGCGGACCGTTTCTTACGCTCGCTGCGCTCGGGGCAGGCTTGGCGTACACACATCACCATGACACACACCCGAAAGGTCGACACTGTGACTTGCCGTGGGTTTCTGGAAACTAGCGATCTGAGCGTCAACTAGGTCACCGTGGATGGGGTCATGGCCGATTTTGATGGGGCTCTGGTGAGCCTAGATCGGTGTACTGCCTAAACCGTGACACGCTCGCCAGTGGCCTTTTAGGCCGCTTGCGGTCACGATCCTATCCACCCTGTCAACCCATATGCGACAGTCGCATGTCAGTCATTTCACCAAAATACGTACTCGGGCCCGGTAGTCAGACGTAGGGCCGCAAGTCGGATCTCAGGTCCCCGAAGTTGTCGGCGGTGTGGTCGGGTGCTGCTGCGGAGTATCCTCGCCTCCCCCGCACCGCCGCTTCGCGGTCGATCCGTTCGCGGCCACCTCCATTCGGAGGCTGGCCTAATCGGCACAACGAAAGTCTAGCATGCTCTGTCAAGCATTCTGAGGCATGGTGGCACAGAGGCATAGGATGGTGTAGGGTGTCCAGTATGAAAGAAAACGAACACATGACACAGATCCGTACCCGCGTACCGGATGACATCTACGACGCATTAGCGGCTCGCGCTACCTTGCACGGGACGTCTATCGCCGGTCACATTCGCGACGTGCTGACGGCCTCTGTCAAGGTCACACGTTCGCAGGCAAGCCAGTGGGACGACGCTGAACGTGCCCAGTGGATCGCATGGTCGGACGGTGTGTGCGCGGACAAAGACAAGCGGAATTGGAGAGCGCGTGTTGACTCCGTGCTGAGGGCTCAGGGCGTAGCGCTGCCACTACTCAAGGAGGGTGACGCGGACTCGATGATCGAATGGGCGTGCGCAGTGCACCCGCACACTCGGCTCAAGGGCAGCAAGATCGTTCCGCCGAGGTACAAGAAATGAGTGGCCTTCGGGGTGTGTGGTTGCAGGTGGATGAGGATGTGTACTTTGACCTGCTGATCGAGGCTGGTCAACGTCGCATGGCCATTGGAATGGTCCTACAAGAAAGACTGTTGGATCAGGGGTACGACTTCTTCAAACGCCCTGAACCGCCCAAGCCCGAGATTGACGACCTCGACGGACCACTCCCCGAGGGCTACGAGATCGACGAAGAGACTCTGTAGTTTCCAGAAACTCCACATGCGACGAATCGCATATCCAACAGAAAGTGAGTAGGACAATGACCGTACGAGTTTCAAGCCGAGGCTACGAGGTGGCCGAGAAGATCCGTGACCGTGTTGGGTTCCAGACGCACGGCGCGCTCAACGGCGAGGAATGGCCGCTGGTCACTCGCTGGCACTCAGGCCGACTGGCCGGTGATGACCTGCTGGCCTTCTACGCCACCATCGAGAACTCGGTGATCGACTACATCGTGTGGTCCTACAACACGCCCATTGCGTGGCACACCCCGGACGGTCAGTGGTACAAGGTCGCGCAGAAATTCTCACCGACCACGTCGGCACATCAGGGTCGGCTCTACTTGGCAGGTCAGTCGTGAGCAAGATCAAGTGCGCGCACTGTGGCGAGACGCGGCGTACGTGGTCTCTGTGGCGCGGGTTCGCCATCGTGCCGGGAGCAGACGTGCTCTGCTGCCTGCTGCCCGAGCGAGAGTTGTCTGGCAAGACCTACAACCGCGTACTCATGGAAATGGGGCAGTGACATGGCCGCTCAGGTGGCTCACTACGCCGATACAGACAGTCACGGCCATGTGTTCAGTGCGTGCAAGGGGGAGCGGGTGGCTCGAATGACGTCAATTCCCTCTCTCGTCACGTGCTTGGCCTGCAAGGAACTGGGGTTCGGGAAATGATCGGTTTGTGGATTCTCGTAGCACTCATGGTCGGTCTGGCCATGGGCTGGCTCATTGGCTACTGCCAGCGGGAGAATGACCTGATCGGACAGGTACGACACAGGAGTTTACTTGGGTTGGCCTCGCACCCTGAGACGGCCATGCGCGAGGACGAGGGTTGGTTCGGTCTGGAGGACGTGCGACGGTCGCATGCCACTGGCATCGACTCAACCCTGCTGTTTCCGGAAACCCCGTACAACGAGGCTGACTGGCCGGTGTATCCCGAATTTCCGTGCGCCCTGTGCGGCAAGGATGGGCACCGCGAGGCACAGTGTCCGGACAAGCGGCTTAAGGGTGTGCGACCGTCGCACATCTCAGAGTTGCTGGTGGTCCACAAAATGGTGACGCTCACCGAGGCAGGCAACATGTTATGCGGTGCTCCAGTAACCTTTGGCCCGGGAACGTTCTCAACGATCATTGATGACCTCGTGACCTGTATCGACTGCCGCACGCTGTTGCAGGAGGAGAACCATGAGTAAGCACCGGGCGGTAACCCCAGACTTTTCTTCGCAGGCCGACTGCAACGGTACGTGCATGGTGCCTTTCACGAACGACTTTCGGTGGCGAGAAAGGTTTTGCCCGAGGCACAAGCCGAACGGCTACGCCCGGTGGTCCGCCAAGCACAGAGGAGAGCCCCGTGCCAACCGCTGAGTGCCTCACCTTGCCCATGGACGTAGTGAGCCGCGCGGAGTTTCCCTACGCCGTAGCGCTGACCGATCAGTGGGGGATCACGACCTACGATCTGTTCAGTGACCGGCTCACGGCCAACCTCTGGTACGACATTGCCCGTGAGGTTCTCAGTGACCTGTCTGCGACTGCCGTCGCCATGTATGTGGCGCTTGACGCACGCGGTGAATGGGAGAACCACCCTGCGGTCCCCGGTTGGCGTAAGGTCGCTTTCTTCAATCTTCACTAGTTTCCAGAAACCGTATTCCCGAAGACACTGCTCAACAGATAGGAAAGACAGATGACGCACAACAGGCATTACGAAGTGAAGTCGGTTCGCAACCAGCGGTCCAAGAATCGTCACTACTACTTCGCTCGCAAGGTCTCGCCGCTGCCCGGGTTGATGAAGGACCCGTGGCTGCCCATCAGTCGCGAGCAGTTCGACCGGATGCTCCGTGACGGAGCCATCGACGTGACCCCGAAGGAGGTCTGAGGCATGAACAACAAGATCGTGACAGTGGCGAACTACGCGGACTACGACTACATCATTGTCAACGAGGTACGTTTCCGCGTGATGGGTTGCCCGGGTTCGTACACCGTGGACCTGTGGACGGGTACGGGTGTGTTCGGCTGGTCCGAGGTATTCGTGACCGACCACGACGAGGCAGAACAGGCCGCTGAGGCTGCCTTCCTGCTCCTCTACGGCCCCATCGCGTACCCGAAGGAGGTCTGACATGCGACAGTCGCACGTTCTCCCTGTCCTGATCCTGTCCGCGCTGGGTGGTCTGATCGGTTACATGGTCGGCACCCGTCTGGACTGGCAGGGCACGGTCGGGTTCATCATCGGTGCAGTGTGGATGGGCGCAGTTCAAATGACAGTCCTGTGGCTGCTCCTGCGCAGGGAGAGTGAAGACAAATGACACTCACTGGCTTCTCGCTAGCCCTGTACCGCGTCGTCATGGTCGCGCTGGCATTCCTGCTCTGTCTGGCTCTGCTGGGCGCTCTGGCGCTGGTAAGGGGCTGGCTGTGAACGAGGATCTCGCGAACAAACTGGTGCGGTGCGGTCCATATGGTCAGGAGGTAGTGGCCAAGGGTGGATCAGGCGATGTCCACGCTCGCGGCAAGGTGATCGCCTACTCAATCAAGCCCCAAGTCCTGATCCTCACTGAGACAGGAGAGCGAATCTGGTGGCGCGTTGACATGACGGAGGTAGCCGAGTGAAGTGGTCCGTAGAGATCATGCGGTGTGAGAAGCAGCGTGTAGAGATCGAGGCTCCCACGGCTGCCGAGGCCGTGTTGCTTGCCGAAGACGCTCACCCGGGTTGGGATGGCTCGCTGCACAACATCAAGGTTGTGGACAAGTGAACAGCGACCTGATCGTGTCGGCTTGGGTCCTGACTGGTGTCGTGGCTCTGGGCTGTGCCGCGTCGTTCGTGATCTGGGAAGTCCGTGACGGTGGTCTGACCCACCTTGCGCGTACGGCTCTGTTCCTAGCACGGTATGGTCGCATTCCACGCTGGCTCAAGGCTCTGATCGTGTTCGGCTGCCTGCCGATCATCGGGCCGCTGGACGAGGTTGTCTTGCTGGTGGCTGGTGTGATTCTATGGATCGGCTACCGTGAACGGCTCAAGTGGGCGTGGGACTACACATCCAACGGTGGCCCGTCGTAAGTTTCCAGAAACTGAGGTCACGCCATGGCTCATGTGCGATCCGTCGCATATGGGCCGTGGGAGACGGCAGTCTCATACTAGGAAGGTGAGAATCATGTGATCTCCGCCATCAGGAAGTAGTCCGAAACTGGGGGTTGTGCAAACCTCCATGTTGTAATACCGTGTAACCACAACTGAATACAGACGCAAGTAGGACGAACTGCTTGGCCCGAACGTCTGGGTTGATGTGTGCGAATCTTTACTCCCTTTCAGTCGCATACATCTTCCGAGCCGCTCGGCTCAGTACCGAGTTTCTGGAAACACCAGACCGGCTACCTCACAGTAAGGAAAGAACCATCATGGCAACTGCCACGAAGAACTGGACCGAACTCCTCTCGGAGTCCGCGACTCTCCTGAGTCGCTCGGTCAACGCAAGCAAGCGCGCTGGCGCTCTGCTCTGGGACGGTGCCAAGCAGGGCATCGAAGGCTGGGACACCGACAAGGACCCGTACGCCGAGGCGCTGGCCGCCGACGCGCTCGACGCTCTGGGCAAGGCCCGCAAGGGTGATGTGTCCAAGATCAAGACCGTCGCGCTCGCCGTGCGCAACGAGGGTCTGGACCTCTCGAACTTCGAGAACCTGTCGAAGGCCTACGCCGCCGCGCGCAACTTGACCCAGACGGTCAAGGCGCACAAGGCCGAGGACGACGCTGCCGAGGAGGCCGTCGCCGTCATCGCCACCGCTGCGCCGAAGTCCACCTCCACTGCGGAGGGTGCGGCTCAGATCGTGCTCGCCAAGGGTGTGGACGAGGCTGCTCGTCTGATGCTCGACGCGCTCAACACGGCCAAGGACGCCGAGGGCAACCCGGTCCAGAACCTCGCTGCGCACCGCTCGCTGATGCGGGCCATCGCGCAGGAGATCACGGGCCGCATCCCGAAGCCGGAGCCCAAGCCGAAGCGTGAGCCGAAGCCGAAGGGCGCGGCCAAGAAGGCTGGTGTCCGCAAGCCGGTCGCGAAGAAGGCTGTCGCGAAGAAGGCGGCTCCGGTGAAGGCCAAGCCGGTCGCCGCCAAGGACGCGACGGGTGGAATCGTGGCGCGTGCCGCGAAGGCAGCCGTGGCTCGCCCGAAGGCAAAGCCGGTCGTCAAGGCGAAGCCCGTATCGGCTGAGTGACCCCGACCCGGGGGTAACGCATCGGGCACATGTGCGATGAGTCGCATGTGCCCGGTGTGAGTCTCCCGGCTCAGACCATAGTGTGTTACGATATTCCCTGTAGTAGCGCACCAAAAATCCAACAGATAGGACACATCTATGAGCGACAACCTCTGGACGTCTACGACCGCTGACGACATCATGGGTCAGTCAGTCGCAAATCAATGGGGCGCTCCCATGACTCCCCCGAAGCCCAAGACAGGACGTAGCACCATGACGCAGACCACCGGCGATGACATCGAGAACGCGCTGGAACTGATCAACCAGAACGGCGGGCTCGGGCCGTGGGAGAAGGAGGAGTCGGAGCCGTTGACGCGCTACTTGTTCCCTCGGTTCCACGGGGCCAAGGACGACGCCGACCAGTATCTCTCCCGCGCTGGTCTGGGCGAGAACGACACCGACGTCGAGACGATCATCTCGTGGCTGGAGGCACCGCGCAACATCGTCGGCGCAACCCTGCTGCTCGGTGAGCCCGGGTCCGGCAAGACGGCCCTGATCGAGGCTGCCGTCACGCACATGGGCACGCCGAAGAAGCCGCGTCTGATGATGACGCACCTCTGCACTCCCGACGACACCCGCGACTCCCTGTTCCTTCGGTTCGTCGGTGAGGGCAAGGGTGACAACGGCACCCCGTTCGTGATGGGTGTGGTCCCGAAGGCTGCCCTGCTCGGGGCCGTCCTCTACTTGGACGAGTTCATGCTGCTCCCCGATGGTGTCAAGCCGGTCCTGTACCAGTTGATGGACGGTCGGCGCTACCTCGCGGGTGGCAACGTAGACGGCTCGGATCTGGAGGTCCACAAGGACTTCCGCATCATCCTTTCCTCCAACCCGAGCGTGCGTGGTGCCTCGCTGCCTGAGCCGATTGGCTCCCGGTGCGCCAGCACGACGCTGACCGTGGAGACCAGCGCCTCAATGCTGCGCGATCTGGGCATTGACGACGCCATCGTGGCTGCGTGGGAGGCACTGGGCACGGCTGCTCTGTGGCGTCCCCAGATCCGTGAGGTCCGGCTGGCCGACTACTGGCTCAGCGTGGATGAGTCGCAGGCTGTGTCGGCCTTCCTGCCCGAGCACTGCCCCGAGTCCCAGCGTGACGCCATCCGTGCTCAGGTCGTCTCGTTCATCGGTGGCAACCACGTGCGGGCTGACGGTCGTCTGGTGGTGTCGTGATGAGTCGCCGTGCTTTGACGGTGTGGCTGCTGATCATTGGTTCGGTAGGTGAGTTCACCTCTGACCTCGCTCTCCGAGCCACCGGGTTGGATGGCACCCACGGGATCAACGCTCACTCCTACAACGTGACCTTCTCGCTGGTTCTGGGGACCGCGATGTTCATGATGATCACTTCGTATTTCGGAGGGGACTCCTGATGGGAAGGTGGATCGTCACCATCAACGTGGAGGCGGATTCCATGGAGGGCGCTTTCGAGTTCGCAAACGTCGCCTGTGAGATGGCTGGCGACGGTGTGACCGTGACGTCGTACGAAGTGGATCGCGGCTGATGTGGGTCGTCAAGAGCGGCGTGAAGGTTTGGGCAGGTGGTTCTTTCCCTGAGCCTCCTGAGCCAGCGCCTCAGCGCCGCGAGTACCACCCGTACAACCGCATGGAACTCAAGCCATGCGGCACCGAGGCCGGGGCGCGGCGTCATCACCGACGAGGCGAGGAAGTCTGCGAGCCCTGCAAGATCGCACGTAGCGAGGCAGAGAGTCGTCGCTACCGAGAAGCGAGAGGCGGACTGAGGACAGCGTGATGGCTGAGACATACCGCCCCGAACTGGCGCTCGCGAAGTTTCTGGAAACCATGTCAATCGACACGACTGGCACCGGGGCTCTCGTGATGGTGTGTACGAACTGCGAGGAAGCCGTCTGTGACGTGGAGCCGAACGACACCCTGCGTGTCCTGCTCAACACGGCGTTGGCTCACACCGACTGCGGTTCATAGCAACAACGTGCGACTGTCGCACATCCAACAGGAGATCCAACCATGGAGAACGATTACACCATTGACGATCTGATCGAGGAGGTCGAAGTGATCGAGGGGGAGAAAGATTTCCCCACGAACCGAATCGACCTGATGAGTACTCGCCAGTTCATCGCGTACGTCGAGATGGAACTGGCCAACATCCAACAGAAAGCGAAACGATGACCAACCAGAATGACGCCGTTCAGGCTGAGACCGAAGCGGGCACCGACGAACTGGAATCCCTCAAGGCCCAGAAGGCTGCCAAGCCGAAGTACCCGCCGGTCAAGATCAGCGGCACCGCTCACAAGCAACTGGCCTCCAAGTGGCGCTCATGGTCAGGCTGGCGGGACGCACGTATCGAGTTCAGCGACGACATCCACATGGACGACGGCATGTCCAAGACGGACATCGCATTCACAGACATGACCACGCACGTCTGCCACGTCAATGGCGCTGCTCTGGTGCGTAACCCGAACCGGGTGTTGGCCACGGTAAATCCGTTCCGCCTCAAGCCGGAGGCCGTGATGACCGGTGTGCTGCTGCACGAGGCTGGTCACGCTCGGTTCTCTCTGTGGCTGCCAGTGACCGAGGAAGCGGCCGAAGGGTGGGCACACGGTGACGGCTCTGCGATCACCGAGAAGGAGGTCGGGTTCGCTCGCCTGATGGAGGAGGCTCGGGTCGAGGGCAAGATCGGCAAGATGGTGGACAAGATCGACGCCAAGGGTCTGGACTGGACCATGCGCGCGGCAGCGGCTCACCTCCTGCCGATGACCAAGGTGTCGGACAACGACGCTCAGGCCGTCATGGACGTGATTGGCTCATGGGTCAAGCGCGCTGGTCGCCTCAAGGCGCTCGGGCAAACTGCCGTATGGGTCAACAACTTCGACAACTTCTTGGCTGAGACGATCAACGAGTGGCTGACGGCTGAGCAGATTCGTGGACAGGTGACGGGTGGTCAGCCCATCGACCCTGACGCCGATACGGACCTGATTGTCCAGTACCTCAACGCCATGATCATGTGTCAGGACGACACCGGTCCGACCATGATCGACTACGCCAAGAATGTGCTTGATCTGCTCTACCGAAATCAGGACGACGACCAGCGACCCGACCCCAACAGTGGCATGTGCGCGGCTTTGGCTGGTGATGAGGCAAGCGGTGAAGGCGATGGCGAGCAGGGAGATGGCGACGCGGACGGCAACAGTGTCGCTCAACTCGTCATCCAGACGCTGGAGCAGTCCTCAGAGCAGGAAGCCCAGCAGGCGCTGGCTGATGGAACCGACCCAGCGAACCAAGCGCCCACTGACGACGCACCCGCGCAGTCTGGCGCTGGAGGCGGAGCGGGCCGTGGAAAGCCCAGCCACCAGCCCAAGTGGCGCAACCCCACCCCGGCTGAACGGGAACTCCAGCGGGGCGCTGAGCGCTTCCTGCGGTCCCTGATCGCACCGACCGAGACGACCAAGGTCTCCCTGTCCGACTCACCTTCGGCCATGGTGGACCCGGTGGCCTACTCGGCGTGGAAGGCTGGTGGCATGGTGCGCTCCCCGCACTTCTTCAAGCGAGTCAAGCGCACGGTGGACGCTGCGCCTCCGGTGAAGATCGCGATTCTGGTGGACATCAGCGGCTCGATGGACGTGTTGCAGGAGCCCTCGGCTGTCCTGTCGTGGGCTCTGTCGGCGGCAGCGTTGGACCTGTCCAACTTCGCCGGTCGTGGTCAGCAGATCGAGGCATGCATGATTCACTGGGGTGACTCGGTGAAGGTGGTGCAGGAGGTCGGCCAGTATGCACCGGGCATCAGCACCGCTCCGTGTCGTGAGGGCACCTCTGCCATGCACGGGGCGATGAAGATGATCGAGGAGCAGATCCCCGACTTCTACATCCCGAGCGAGCGAGCCAACCGGCTGATCGTCCAGTTCACCGACTGGGAGTTGGACTACTACACCGTGGGCAAGTCCGAGGAGATGGTGCTGGCTGCCATGGCCAGCGGTATCAACATGCTCACGGTGGCTCCGTACAGTCACAAGCACGCGCTGGGTGAGTACGAGAAGAAGATGGCGCTGGGCTTCTATCCGGGTGACTCCTCGTTCATCGTCTACGACAAGCGCTCACCCGGGCGCGTCTGGGAGCAGGCCGCCGCTGCTCTGATGGATGTGCACTGATATGCGACCGTCGCACAAGGTCGAAACAAGCACAGTTTCTGGAAACCGAAAGGACCAACGATGAGCCTCGTGATTCAGAACGAGATCACCACGACGCTGCTGACCGATCCGTTCGGTGTCCCGCTGATCGAAGATATGGAGGAGCCCCACTGTGGTTCCATCCTCATGGTCGGCGGCTGGTACGGCACCGCGTGGCAGCGTATGTTCGCTGACGGCCAGTGGCACCCCAGTCGGGGTGGTACTCCGCGCAAGTTCAAGCAGTTGCTCAAGCGCCGCAACGTCATCCTGATCTACGAGGCAAAGGAGAGGGTTGATGGCTAAGTGGTTCTGCCCCGGCTGTCGGGTGCGCCAGCCTGCCAACGACGAGGTGTCTGACACGTTCAAGGCGTGTCCCAAGCGCTGTGGGTGGCGACGGTAATGCCTGCTTGTCGTCAGTGTGGCGTTGTCCTCTCTGGCCCAGCGGATTTGAGCGCGCTCTGCGCCTCGTGTAGGGAGCAGCAGAGTCTCAGACTGGCTCAGATCGCGCCAGTGGCACCGAAAGACACCAATCCGGACTTGGGTGCCCTCGACTCGATGGTGCAGTTGACGAGCGCTGAGGTCGAGGGTGTTCGGAAGTTCTTCAAAGCCCTCAAGAGTGGCGTCTACATCAAGTGTGTCGGGTGTGGGAAGTTCAAGTTCGATCCAGAGACCTCGGTGATAGTGGACGGAAAGGTTTACTGTGACGAATGTGAGCCTCCTGTGGTATCTACTACGGCTCCGGGTGGCTTGCTACTTCCTCGCAAACCGACACGGCAAGCAACGCAGGATCAAGTGGACGTAACGGCACGGATTCAAGAGGCGATTTCAAAGGGTGTAATGACCCACAAGGATTTCGCAGATCAGATGGGTCTGCTGGCTGACAGAATCAACACCGCATCGGTGTCGATGAGCAAGGTGGAACAAGCGATGAGGAAGAAGCCATGACAGCCAAGGACGAGACCGCGCTGGTCAAGAAGATGCGCGAGGCAGCGAACGCCAAGTACGGTGATGACATCGTGATCGTCAAGTACCACGGCAGCCCGTACTCCGAGGCCGGTGTCAGTGATCTGCTGATCTGTCTCTACGGGATGTTCGGTGCCTGTGAGGTCAAGGCTCCGGAGTCCTATCCGGTCAAGGGCCAGCCCTCGGTGGAGAAAGCAGAACAGGCAGAGACAGCCCACCAGCGATTGTTCCTCGACAAGGTGTATGAGGCTGGCGGCTTCCAGACCGTGTGCGCCAGCGTGGAGCATTTCATGGAGTTTCTGGAAACCGTGGCTGAGTATTACGTCGAGCGTAGATAGACGTGCGACGCATCGCATAGTGTGAGACAATATAAGTGGGTCTATCCCACAATCCAACGTTAGGAAGAATCATGTACGAAGTACAGATGGCAGACACCCGACCGATGCAGGCGGGCGATCTGTTCAAGGACTCTGAGGGCATCATCTGGGTAGCCCTCAACGCGGTGGGTACGGACGGGAAGCCGGTCGATCCGACACAGGCCTCGCTGGTCTACCACTGCGTTGACTCAACGGCCACGGTTGATGGCAGCGAAAGCGCCGACCCGGTGAGCATCGCCATTCTCATCCCCCCATTCACGCTGATCGCTGCTCTGGGATCGGTGAAGATGTGATGACCACCATCCCGAAGATCGCCCTCGCCAAGATCGCAGGCGTCGAGAGCCACGTCACCCCGGCGCTGGACTACGGGTTCCATGTCATCGACACCACCGAGTGGTACGCGGCGCAACAGGTCGAGATCCTCCACTGGATCGCGTGCATCGACCCCGAGAACGCCGACACGCTCGCTCACCTCTCGGGTTCAGGCAGCCGCTCTGAGATGCGATCCCGTCTCCGCGAGATCGCCAACCCGACCCCGCCACTGCCCGAGGAACCGCCCATCCGGTCGTTCTTGAAGGACAAGACCGGTGCGGAGTGGGTTATGGGTACGAATGGCCGAATGATTGGCCTGAGTGGACTTGGTGTGCCTATCGGGTGTGTCCTCCCGTGGGCTGAGTGGTACAAGCAGTTCGGCCCCGGCGAGGTGATCGAGTCGTGAACACCAAGGCGAAGCGCGGTAAGTGCGTTCGCTGTGGGAAGTCAGTGGCCCTGAAGGTAGATGGCACCTTGCATTCGCACGGCGTCTGCGGATCAGGACAACGACCGCGATGACCACCGACACAGACCGCGAGGCGCTGGCCGCACTCTTGGACCCCCTCTACAGCAGTGACTTTGTTCCCGAGGATGAGGCTGGCCGGATCCTCGCTTCCGACTGGTTTGCCGCCCACGACGCCGCGATCCGCAAAGAAGCCCGAGAGGCTGGTCGAAACGAGACCCTGCACTATGTGACCGTGGTGACTGGTCCTTACGCCCGATACAAAGTGGCTAACAAAATGACAGAAATGGGGCTAGAACATGACTGACATGCTGGATGGACCCACCAAGCAGGTTCCCGGGGGCATGAAGAAATCCGATCTCATTGACGAACTGGTCAACGAGTTCGACTACCCCCTCACTCACGCCAAGGCGCTGTCGTGGCCCCAACTGATCACGGCTGTGACCGAGGAGCGTGAACTGGCGATCCCTGCTCCCCCGGCCATCTTCCTCGGCATGCCTGACACGCTGGACTACGTGTTCGACGGCCACATGGGCGCGAGCCCGTCTGGCGCTGAGCGGTGGATGCGATGCACAAAATCTCTTGGACTATCTAGGGCGTTTCTGGAAACCCTGTCTCCGAACCAACTCGACGCGCTAGCGTCAGGCAGCCTAGTGTCCCGGCTCGGGACCACAGCGCACACCGCTGCCGCTGCTGGTGTGGATGTGGTGATGGGAAACCTGACCCAAGACGAGTACGACGCCACGCTGCTGGAACTGACCATGCTGGAGGCAGACGGTGAGGCCTACGACGAGGAGATGGCCGAGCACGTCCAGCACTACGTGGATCTGGTCGCGGCCTACCACCAAGAGGGGCGCACGGTCCTGATCGAGGAGCGAGTCACCGCTGTCATCCCTCTGGTTGGCTCCATGGAGGGTGAGTACCACGAGATCGCAGGCTCTGGTGACACGATTGTTCTTCCGTCCGAGGACGAAGCGGAGATCGTCGTTGTGGACTACAAGCACGGCGAAGGCATCGACGTGGAAGTCGAGGAGAACCCTCAGGTGCGCATCTACGGACTCGGTGCTCTCGGCTTGCTGGCTGACGAGGAAGGCAACCTCACCGTCAACGTGGAGCGCGTTCGCTACTACATCGTCCAGCCGCGCTCGGGTGGCGTGAAGGAGTGGGTCGAGTCGGTCGAGGAACTGCTCACGTGGCGTGACGAGGTTCTGGCTCCGGCGTTGACGGAGGCGCTGACGGGTGAGGACGCCGTGTTCGCGCCCTACCCGGATGTCTGCCAGTGGTGCGTGGCCAAGGGTGCCTGTCCGGCACTGATCGAGAAGCGAGTGGCTGATGCTGCCGACCTGTTCGATGCCATCGTGGATGACGAGACGGACAACACGGAGTTGATCTCCGACAAGCGTCTGGGTGAACTGCTCGATCAGGCCATGGGTGTGGACAAGATCCTCAAGGATCTCAAGGACGAGGCCCAGCGTCGCCTGTACCGGGGTCAGGACGTCCCGGGCTTCCATCTGGTCAACTACACCCCGCCACGCTCGTGGAACGCCGAGGCTGCCACAAGGCTGGCCAAGACCGAGAGCATGTGGAAGAAGCAGTTGGTCACTCCCACGCAGGCTCTGGCCCTGCTCAAGGGCCGTGACAAGGCTCTGGCAGCGGTGGAGAAGTTGATCGTCACCCCTGACAAGCGGCCCGTCATCGGAAAGGTGGACGACCGTCGCTCGGCTTGGGAAGGACGCGCCCCGGAGCAGATGTTCGACGCGCTGTCTGACGAGGACTGATCATGGCTGTGGATTACGAGGAACTGGCCAAGGGCATCGAGCAGTTGCGCGAGACCCTGAACGCCATGGTGATGGCTCTGGTGGCTGACGGCTTCACCGACCGTGAAGCACGTGCGATGGTCGCACACATCATGTGCCGGACTGATGAAGATGAGGTGACCTGATGCCTCAGTACACCTGTCGAACGTGTGGTTTGGGCAACAATCAGGAGGCGACGCTACAGGCTCACTGTCGAACGACTGGACACCCGGAATACATCGCTGACAAGTTCGATGTCAGACCGAACGTCAGTGGCGCTCCTTTGTTGTGTGGGGACTGTGGACAATCGTTCTTCTCACGGAGTTTGTTGGACAGCCACCGCAGATTGACTCACAACGGCCCTATTCGAGAGCGCGTCAGTTTCGTCTGTCGAACGTGTGCCGCGAAGTTCTCCCCCGAGGGAAAAGCAGCGTCGATGGCGCACCAAGATCGCACTGGTCACGACATGGAAGGTTTCTCACTGACAGGTGTATGGCCTTACCCGGGTGTCGATCCCACGTTCAACCCCGAGACAACCCGTCCACCTTTTGGGGCGCTGATCGAGACGGGGGTATCCTGTGCAACCTTCCAGAAGCAGGTTTCTGGAAACTTGTTCGGCTGGACGATGCAGAATGGGCTAATGATCCTTGCGGGTAGCGTCGAGGCTATCGCTCTGAATCGTTTGTGGGCCAAGCAGGGGTACAACTACATTCCTGTGGCCGAAAAAGAGCCTGTTGTCACCAGCCCGGTGATCTTCGGAGCGTCTCCACCAGTTGGAGGGGTCAATCCGGGAGATGTATACATCGACAAAGGCATCGTCCACGAGTGGGACGGCAGTAAGTGGAATGAGATAGGAGAGGTGAAACCCGTATGAAGGCTTACAGTTACCGAAGCGGGAAAGAGTACGAATCGTGGGAAGACCTCGTGGCTGATCCCGAGTTGGCCAACGGCTGGGTCGTCCTCGTCCTGCTCCGCAAGCGCAAGGACGACTACACCTACGCCCGGTGCTACGGCCCGTGGCCGACGAAGAAGCAGGCTCACAACAAGGCGCAGACGATCCGGAAGAAGTTCAAGAAGGACATTGAGGAGCACCCGGGTATTGAACTGCTCGGCTTCCGAATTGAACCAGCGTGGACGGGGGTCGAGTGATGCGAGCCCCGATGATGACCGGCCACTGTGCCTTCCACTCCACCGGCAGTCACGAGCGGTGTGAGCGTATGGGCGCTGGCCAGCGAGCCAACCCGAGCAAGGAGTTCACCCCGTGCCCGTGTCCTCAGCACTTCGATCAGACTCAGGTCTATGAGTGTAGTGAGTGTGGTGGGGATCTGGTCCTGACGGACTGGCCCAACGATGATCCCGAGGACGTGGATGAGGACGGTGAGCCGTACCCCGTGTATTCCCACATTGATCACAGTGGCCGCGCTCTAGGTCAAGTGTGTTTCTAATGAGAAAGCCTGTGGTTGTCAACGCCGAAGACCTCCCTGATACCGGAGTGGAATGGGACTCCTTTGAGTGGTCGTGGGAGAACCAACCAAAAACCGTCAGTGCTCCCTGCGCTCAACTCTGTCCGAAGTGCGGTCGCTTCTCCTCAGTCATCGGAGAAGGAGGCGGGGGAGAGTTCAGACGACCGTGGTATGTCGTCACTGACTGCCGTTGGTGCGGCGTCTGGAAGCGAGTCAGTTACTGGAATGAACTCGTTGGAGATGTGCTGGTTTGGGTAGCGGAACTGTGACATGCGCCGTGATAGGTTCGGTCGCCGGATAGGCCGTAACTGGTGGCGCGAGTACAACGTCGAAGCCCTCCGATGCGCTGACCACGCATGGTGGCTGGAACGCGAAGCAGTAGCCGTAGGCTACGAGACAGAGCAGCGTGAGTTTCTGGAAACCCATCCACGGCCCACGTTCAAGCAATTCCTACTGGCCAACAAAGGGCTAGGAAGGAGAGATCCCGATGTGTGACATGTGTAATCAGGTCTGCGCGGCTTGTGGAAACGCACCCGCTGTCGGTGCTATTCGCATGTCTCGTGGCACCGTGTACTTTTGCCTGCGTCACAGCATCGCCGCTCAACAGATGGATCAAGATCAGATGCGTCTGAGCACGTCAGAGCACTCATAATGTGGTACGATATGAGTGCAACACCTCAATAACAAATCCTGTCGGAGTTCCGACACCTCAAAGAAATGAGACATCTCATGGCTGGCAACACCAAGCCCCGCGTCACGGTCGACGTGACCACGGGCATCGGCACCTTGTCGTTCCCGCACCTGTTCACGAGCACCGCCTCGAAGAACGACAAGGGCGAGACGACCTACGACCTGCAACTGATCATCCCCAAGACTCAGAAGGAAGACCTTCGCGCCCTCATGGTCGCGATCAAGAAGGTCGGTGAGGCCCAGTGGGGTGACAAGTGGAAGCAGGTCCGTCACCCGCTCCGCGATGGTGACAAGGAAGCCGACGACCTCACTGAGGACGGAAGTACCAAGGGTGAGAAATACCCCGAGCGTCTGGGCTGCTTCTTCCTGAACGCTCGGAGCAACCGCCCGGTCGGCGTCTACGACCGCACGCGTACTCCGATCACCAACCCCGAGGATGTCTACGGTGGCTGCAAGGCGAAGGTCAACGTGACCTTCTACCCGTACAGCAGCAACGGCAACCACGGCATCGGCGTCGGTCTGAACGGTGTTCAGAAGGTCGCTGACGGTGAGTCGTTCGGTGGTGGCCGTCCGTCCGTGGAGGCGATGTTCGATGAGTTGGACGACGAGGACATCAACCTCGACGCCGACGACTTCGATCTGGAGGACGAGGAGCCGGAGGAGACCCCGAAGGCCCGACGCGCCCCCGCGAAGAAGGCTGCGGCAGCACCGGCCAAGAAGGCAGCGGCTCGCCCCGCCGCCAAGAAGGTCGCTGCGAAGAAGGTCGTGGAGGCCGAGGTTGAGGACGACGAGGACGATCTGTATGACGACCTCGATGATCTGGACGACCTCGACTGATTGACGCTCTACCCGGTGTGCTGTGGGCGCTTCGACCCCGCCCCCACACCGGGTAGAGTCCGACATCTGAGCACCGGCTGACGAGGATCTTCCTAGGTGATCCGATCCACACCAAGCAAAGCGTCTGGGTGGTCCAAGGATCTAGAGTCGGTGTTCAGATAAAGTTTCCAGAAACTTCCAACAGATAGGTAAGACCAATGATGCACGACATCTCGATCAACGAAATCCACACCTTCACCCTCTCCGTCGTCGTGACGTTTGAGCCGCCCATTGAGGCAACCGTCAAGCACGGCTGGGGTGACCGGAGTCAAGTTCGTCGGCAGCGAATCACATCCGCCACATATCGCTTTGCATACAACGCGAAGCAGTCGATGGAGGAAAACTTCGCAAGTGCCCACGCCTTGTCTCATACCCTGCTGGCTCACAACGTCCGGAAGGATGGAAGCGCCGGAGCCTCAAAGGTCAAGTGGAGCGTCGGAGATCCTGACGAGGAAGGTCAGAAGCGACTGGCTGCCACCAAGGAGTCGGTACGTGAAGCGTTCGTTGAAGCGATCACCAAGATCCTCGACACGAAGGGTATCGAGCGATGAGCGATCTTCTTGAAGACACCAAGCAGGACGAACTGCTGGAGACCACCAACAACGGCGACCACGACAAGTTCGCTCACTACGTGCTGGACGAGAACCTCACCAATGCGCTGATCTCGGGAGAGCCCGTCATCGCCCTGTGCGGCAAGGTATGGACGCCCGCGAAGTTCGGTGACGCCGCGCGCGACACGGTGTGCCCCGAGTGCAAGGAGATCTTCGATGCCCTCCCCGAGTGAGATCGAGCGGGTCATGGAGCAAGCGGCGTACGACTTCACGACTGAGTACGTTACGCAACTGGCTCAGGAACTGTGCGACACGTGGTACTTGACCGTCGATCCGAAGCGACCCATGAGGGACGCGTGGAACAAGATCAGCCTCAGGACGCAACAGCACTGGAAGGCTCAGGCGCTGATGCTCATGGAGCGCGGGTGGAGGAAGAACATCTGATGACTGACGGACATAAGCATCGCGAAATCAAGGTCAAGAGAATCCGCGTCGTTCACGGCCTGCGTCGTCCGATCCCCTTCACGCACACATTCAACGTGGATCGAGTAGACCGGAGTAAGTACCCTTACTCGACCTGTCCTCGTTGGGTGCTCTTCTCTGAGGAGTGCTTCTACCTGACATGGCTGGGGTTTCTGCACCGCTGGACAGGGCTCGCGCTTCGATGGGATGACTGATGGCGAACCGGGTGGTCACGAAACTAGTCGGCATCCGTATCGACGTGGAGAGTCGTAGCGCTGCTGACCTGAGCAAGCGCGGTGTCTACGTCTACGCCGAAGATCCCGACTTCGATCTGCTGGTCGTCCGGTACGCCCCCATTCGCGAGTACCCGGGCGGGGCTCGGAAACTGGGGCAGATCCAAGCCCTCAACATGCACCGCCCCAACCCTGACTTCGCCAAGATCCTCACCGATCCCACCTACGAGAAGCACGCTTACAACGCGGCGTTTGAGCGGATCACCTTGTCGCGCTGGCTGAGCATGCCGCTCGGCACCTACATCGATCCGGAGAACTGGCACTGCTCGGCTGTCCGTGCCAACGTCAACGGTGTCTTCGGAACCCTCGATGAAGTGGCCAAGGCCCTGCGCTCACCGGCTAGCAAGGACGCCGAGGGCAAGCGACTGATCAAGATGTTCTCGGTGTCTATGTCGGTACGTGATCAGAAGGCAGCAGACAAGACGTGTGGGTGTCAGCGATTCCACGATCCCATCAAGCACCCTGAGGACTTTCAGAAGTACGGCGATTACTGCTCCCAAGACGTGGTGACCGAGGCCATGGTCGCTGCTCTGCTGCCTGACATCCCCGAGGAGGTGCAGCGTGAGTACGAGGCCGACCAGCGAATCAACGACCGGGGCTTCCGGCACTTCAAGGGGCTCAGCGTGGCTGCCGTGCAGCAGGTCGAGAAGGAGCGCGACCGGCTAATGGGTGAGTTGAAGCAACTGACTGGTGTGGCCAACCCCAACTCCGGCCCGCAGATGAAGAACTGGCTGGAGGAGCAGGACTACCCAATGACCTCGCTCGACAAGGAGCACCGGGAACTGGCGCTATCCGACCCGTTCATCCCCGACGATGTGGCCCAAGCCCTGACCCTCAAGGGCGAGGCCTCGCTGTCCTCGGTCTCCAAGCACACAGCGGCGCTGAACACTCGGTGCGCGGATGGCCGGATCAGGGGCTCACTCCAGTTCTACGGGGCACACACGGGCCGGGAGGCTGGCCGGGGCATCCAACCTCAGAACCTCCCCCGATACGAGGCCAGCGGGGCCGACAGGACGCGGCTGGTTCGTGGTCTGGCTGGCTCAGACGCTCCACTCATTGCCAAAGGCACCGTGCGGTCTAGTATCGTCCCGGCTCCGGGGCATGTGTTCGTGGTGATGGACTACAACGCCATCGAGGCTCGGTGTCTGGGCTGGCTGGCTGGCGAGCAGTGGGTCAACGACGAGTTCGACATCTCCAAGGGTGGGCAGGGTGCGATCTACGAGGCGACCGCTGCCACCATGTTCGGCGTCAACAAGGACTTGATGATCGCCGCGCTCAAGGACTGCAAGAAATGTGGCAGATGTCGAGACTGTGAGATCCGAGGACGCGGCAAGGTGTCGAACCTCGCGCTCGGCTATCAAGGAGGTGCAGGCGCGCTGGTGAAGATGGGCGCTGAGGAGACAGGCATCGACATCGGCAACTACAAGACGCTCCAGCGTGACTGGGTGGCCGCTGGCAGCCCGGGCAAGTTCCATGAATGGAACCCGGACCTGCACCACTACCCTGAGTTGATCCGCCTCCGTGATCTGTACCGTGATGCTTCCCCTATGACGGTACGTTTCTGGAAACTCTGCGCCAAGTCATGGGACATCGCCGCCCTGACGGGCAACGGGGCTCGATTCGGGCCAAACCTGTCGGTGTCGATCATCCGAGACGGCAAGCACAATCGGATGGTCCTCCCGAGTGGTCGGTCCATCTGGTATCGGTTCGCTCAGGCTCAGGTGGTCAACGACAGGTACGGGCGAGAGCGGGTGGACCGACGCGTCTTCACCGGCAAGGCTGGTGGTGTCGGCCACACCCGTATCGACACTCACGGTGGGAAGTTGACCGAGAACGTCACGCAGGCTGTGGCTCGCGATGTGCTGTTCGACCTGATCATGCGGGTGGAAGCGATGACGGCTCAGGGCTGGCCGGGAAAGATCGTCCTGCACGTCCACGACGAGATTGTGGTCGAGGTCGAGAAGCGGTACGCAGATCAGGTCAAGGCGGACATCGAAGGCCTGATGTCGGTGGCTCCGGCGTGGGCTCCGGGGCTGGCTGTCAAGGGCGCTGGTGGAATTCTAGAAAGGTATGGCAAGTGATGGATGATCGTCAGTACATGGGCAAGTTGAACGCTGAGAATCAGGTTCTTCGCAAGCGAATCGAGACGCTTGAAACCGAACTCGCGCGTCAACTCAAGGGAGCCAACATTCGACTCGACAACGAGGTCAAGCGAGCGATTGGCTTGACGTGGGGTCAGGCTCAGCAAGCGTTCCATGACGCGAACGTGGATCAGTTGCACGGTGGACAGATCGCCTGTCTATGCACATGGCCAACGCGGAGGGAGACATTGTGAAGATTGATCGCATCGAGTTGTTGCGGCGAGGGCACACCCAGTGGGGCCACGGAGGACGGCACCACGGAAACGGCTCTCCTGAGTGTCCTCGTGAACTGCACCATCACTGCGATGACTTGTGCGAGTATCCGACGATCCACGAGTGCGCCGAAGCCGGAGTAGAAGTACCAGAAGGGGGCTGGCGTTCTCGTGCCTAAGTTCACCCTCATGCCCCACCAAGAGGAGGGCGTGAAGTTTCTGGAAACCGTGGACGGCATCGGCGCGTTGCTGTACGACCCCGGCGTCGGCAAGACTGGCACGGCCATGACATGGCTGGACAACCTCGCGGCTCGCAAGGGTGAGGTCCGCGTGCTGGTGGTCTCACCACTGACGGCTGCCGACACGTGGGTCTCACAGGTTCCTGATTTCATGGACAGCACGGTCAAGGCTCGGATGCTCACCGGCTCGACGCTCAAGATCATGGACGATCTGCGCAAGGCGCGGAACTGGACAACGGTGCCGAATGCCAAGATCGCGGAGAACCACCGTGGCGACCGGCGCAAGGTCACCATCATGTCGATGTCGGCGGGAGCGGTCTCCTCGTACTGCACCAACCGAGCCAAGATCATCACCATGCTCCAAGCCATCCGTGCCTACAAGCCTGACGTGGTGATCTGCGATGAGTCGCACATCATCAAATCCGCCACCGCGAACATCTCCAAGGCGATGTACCAAATCGGCCAACTGGCAGACCACCGGATCATCCTCACCGGGACAGTGAACCCGCACTCCCCGCTGGACTGCTACGGCCAGTGGCTGTTCCTCGCACCGTGGACGTTCAGCGATGCGTACGGCGAGCCCTACACACAGAACCCGCTGACGATGACGACCACACAGAAGGCGTCCATCCGCCCGTGGCCGTGGGGCCGGTTCAAGATGCGCTACGGAGTGTCGGGTGGCTACATGAACCACCAGATCGTGGGCTACCAGAACCTCCAAGATCTCAACGACCGAGTGGCCGAGCGCGCTCATGTGGTCACCGACGACGTGCTGAACCTCAAGAAGCCTCGCGACATCCCTGTCCACGTGACGCTGAACGCCAAGGAGCGCAAGGCCTACAACGACATGCGCGACCAACTGCTGGCGGAGTTGGACAGCGGTGCGTTGATCGAGGCTCCGAACGCGCTGGCCAAGATGATGAAGTTGCGGCAGATCGCTTCGGGCTTCGTCAAGGACACCGAAACGGGCGACATCCATGTGGTTGGCACCTCGCTCCAGAAGGCTGTGACGGAGATCGCCACAGTCCAACTTGTGGGTGAGAACCGACTGGTGGTCTTCGCCTACTTCCGGGCCGAATGCGCTGCGCTGGTGGAGGCTCTGCGCAAGATCGAGAAGGCGGCTGGCCGAGACACGGTGGTCGAGGTGATCACGGGCGAGACCAAGAAGATGGAGCGTATCGCCATTCGGCGTCGGTTCAGAGATGTTTCCGGAAACCCGCAACGCACGATTCTTGTCGCTCAGCAGCGCACGATGTCAGTATCGGTCAACGAACTGATCACCGCTCGCCACGCCATCTACGCCTCCATGAGTGAGCGTCGAGACGACTGGGCGCAGAGTCGTAAGCGACTGCATCGCAAGGGGCAGATGCGCAAGGTCTGTTTCTGGAACGTCTTCGTTCCCGGCTCGGTCGGAGAGGTCATGCTGGAGAGCCATCGAACCCGAGGAGACATGGAGAAAGCCCTGCTGGACCACATCAAATGGACCCCCAGATTGTAGTAGGCTGAGAGTCTGCTTATAGCACAACAAGCAGTTTCACGAAAACAGATAGGAAAGAACATGCACCCCTTCGGCGTCCAGTTGCACCTCGAAGAAGTCGCTCGCGCGAGAGCCGAGTGGACCAAAGCGCAGAACGAGTTCAATACCACCGTACGGAAGATCATGGAGAGGCTGCTCCACGAGGCCGCAGCAGCCCGTATGTCGCCCGAACAGGTGGCCAAGGCTGCTCACCTCACCCCCACCCGTGTTCGGGCTCAGATGAGGCTGGCAGGTCTCAACCCGAAGATGGGCAAGACCCTGCTCGCAGAATCGGCGTCCAAGGCGCTGACCGAGAACGCGATGCTCATGGGTGTCGATCCCGAGAAGATGGACCTCACTTCTCCGCTGGCCTACCTGCCCATGGGCAACGAGTTGAAGCAGCGGCTGGAGATCGAGAAACTCAACCGGACCTCCGGAGTTCTCGGTGAAGGCTTCTGGTGTTCGGAGTGTCTCGTCTTTGAAGACGACGACTACTGCGAAGACGGCAGATGTTTGGCCTGTGGGTGCAGCAAGTTGGATCACACTCAGGTCAAGGTAGTTCACGAGTGAACCCGCCATCAGCGAACGACCTGTATCGGGCCGCGCAACTTCTCGCTCGTGAGGGCCAGCCAGTGTTCCCCTGTCTGGACAAGGACCGAGGTACTAAGCACCGAGCCAAGTCCCCGTGGACCCGCAACGGCTACCAAGATGCCAGCGCCGACATCCCTCAGATCAAGACGTGGTGGACTTCTTATCGCGGAGCCGCTATCGGTCTGCCGACTGGTGTGCTCTGGGACGTGCTCGACGTAGACATCAAGAACGGCAGCGACGGCAGGCGACATCTCCACAAGTTGCAGGTCAACGGTCTGCTCAACGGCTGTAAGCGTGTGGTCAAGACTCCCAGTGGTGGCTTTCATCTGTACTTCAAGGCAGCACCCAACACCCACGGGCTGACGAACAAGGCCAACCGGGAACTGGGGCTCGACGTGCGAAGCGCGGGTGGTTACGTACTGGCCCCTCCGTCCTACATCATCGTGTTCGATGACCTCGGTGAGTACTCCTACGAGGGAGCGTACGAAGATCTTGGACCGACCACCGGCAGCACGGATGAGCCCCTGATGTGGGAGTTGATTCTCAACGCACTGGCCCCCATCGACGCCGACACTCGCAAGCCGATCATCTTGCCGACAGCCGAGCGCCGGGGTATCGGTGGTCTGCGTGAGTTCGTGCTGAAACTCCGCGAGGGTGAGCGCAACAACGGACTGCACTGGGCGGTGTGTCGGTGTATCGACGCTGGCATCGACCCTAACGAGTTGATGGACGTGGCGCTCTACACCGGTCTGACTGAGGAGGAGACAGCCAAGACGATCAACTCAGCGATTGCCCGCGCCGGTCTCACCGCAGGCGATCTGATGACGGAGGCAGAGTCCCTGTTCAGCGACGAGTGAGACAGATAGGAGAGACGAGGAAGGAGGTGAGGGATGATCGAGTTTCCAGAAACCGCGCAACGCGAGTGGGATGCCATTCATGCGATAGACGCGGCGAGGGTCGAGTTTGAAAAGAACATCAGAGCGGACGCACGGGTAGATACCGAACTGGAAAACATTCGAGTCAGACACCGAGCGAAGATCCTTCACGAGCAAGAACTGAGCGCAGATCAGACACCAACATTGGAGATGGGAACCTTGGCAAATCACCTAGCCAACCCAGTAGCAACACCGCAAGACATCATCGAGGGCGTTCTCAAGGACAACGGCCTGCTGATCCTGCTCGGGCCGTCCAGCGCAGGTAAGTCCACGCTGGCGCTCCAGATGCTCTACTGCGCCATGACAGGCGACCCGTGGCTGGGACAGCCGGTCAAGCCCATCATGGGCTCAGTCGGCGTGCTGTCCTACGACATGGACGCAGGGCTGGTCTACGACTGGATGGCCGGGTATCCGAACCTCGACCCCAACAAGGTCGGTGTGGTGAACGCACACAAGCAGGGCAATCCGTTGGCGGTGCCGGAGTTCCGCAAGCGGATCGCGTCGGCGTGGAAGTCGATGGGCGTGGAGATCGTCGTGATTGACTCGTTCAGCGCCTCGTTCTTCGGGCACGACCAGAACGACGCAGCGTCCACGATGGCGCACTATCGAGAGTTGAAGGCGTTCGCGTTGCGAGAGTGTGGAGCACGGGCTGTGGTCATCATTGCCCACTCCACGCCGGACAGCCCGAACAAGGCCCGAGGCTCGACAGTCCACCACGATGTGGCTGACTCCATCGTCGCCATGGAGGTGGATGGCAAGACAGGAACCCGGTACATCCGTATGGTCAAGTACCGGGCGGGACGAGGACAACACCAGATGCACGAGGTCGCCATCGGAGAGCCCGATGATGTGACACACTTGGTGGACTTGGACCTCGGTGCCATGACGCTCAAGGGCTTGAAGTTGCCCACGACCGTCGCGGCTATGTTTCCGGATGACCCGGCAACGATCGAAGACCCAGATACGTCGCTTGACGCGACGGAGATAGATGAGGAGACGCTGTGAATATTGACCCACAAGAGAGTGCGTATCAGGAGCGCGCCGAAGCAGCCGAGGAGTTCGACGCCGACGAGTTGCGACATTGCCGCCTGATCCTGAGACGTCTCCAGTTCTTGGAGAAGAAGGTCAAGGAGACAGGCGGGCTGGCCGCAGGCAACGCCACCGGGGGAGCCGCCTTCGCGGAGTGGGAGGTCATGGCTCTGTCGTGGATTCTCTCCGACATCGGATTCATCGAGGAGATCAAGCGATGAAACTCTCGGTGCTGATTCCCGGCGTTCCGAGTCGGATGGACCCTCCAGTACTGCGCCACCTTCTACGCCAGCGGGAGAAGTTGGCCAACCCCGAAGACGTGGAGATCATCTACCTGCTGGACACCAAGTCCATGAGCGTGGGAGCGAAGCGTAACCGGCTTGTTCAGATGGCCGGAGGTACTTACATCACATTCGTGGATGATGACGACCGCGTGACAGATGACTACCTGTCGTCTTTGGTCGATGCCACTTCGCAGAACACTGATGTGATCGTCTTTCCGGTCAAGGTCAGCCTCGATGGAGCCCGTCCCAAGCCGTGCTACTACTCGATCACCTATCCCAAGGACCAGAACTACGTGTGGGGCTACGAGCGGTTGCCCAACCACATCATGTGCGTCAAGCGTTCAATCGCGACGAAGGTTGGATTCCCTGAGATCAACCGTGGTGAGGACAGCCTGTACGCCAAGCGCCTCAAGCCGTTTCTGGAAACCGAGTACAACATCGGGAAGGTGCTCTACTTCTACGACTACAACTCCCGGACGACGGAGACTCAGCGATGAGCATGGTCACGGATAGTGGAATCCAAGGAGCGGCGCAGGGTCTAGGTGCAGCGATCACTTCTGGATACACCCAAATCAGTGGCGCGATTAGTCAGATCGGGTATGGAGTCTCTGCTATCGGTGCATCCATTTCGATAGCAGCGAATGCCTACGCCAAGATGGTGGAGCACCAGATCGAGATGGACAAACTGGATCAGGCTCGTCGGCAACGCGGTACAGCCACTAGACCGAACTTCCTCCCCGCTTCGGTGAAGAAGCAGGAGGAGTCGGAGTGAAGCCCCTCATGGACGTGGTGATCCTGTCCAAGGCCAGCACGGACGAACTCAGGCTGATGACCCAACGCTGCATCGACTCAGCGGTACGTGGAGCGCCGGGACAATCCCTCAACGTCATTGTCATGGAGCAGGTGCCCGACATCACCTACCAGCACGCCACGACCGTGGAGATGACCGAGCCCTTCGCCTACAACCGCTTCGCCAACCTCGGAGCCAAGTACGGTGAGGCCGAGTGGATCATGGTGGCCAACAATGATCTGTACTTCGAGCATGACTGGCTGGCCCCAATGCTGGCAGCGAACCATGGTGTGATGTCTCCACGAGATCCCCGGCATCACCGGCAGAGGCTGGTCAAGTCCAACACGGTGGGTGACCAGATCGGTCTGTACTTCTCCGGCTGGTGCTTCGTCATCCGGCGCACGCTGTGGGAGAAGATCGGTGGCTTCGATGAGGACTTCACCTTCTGGTGCGCTGACGACGCCGTGGTGCAGCAGGTGCGACGCGCTGGCGTGACCCCCATGTTGATCTCCTCCAGCCGGGTCCACCACTTCGGGTCGGTCACGCATGATCAGATCCCCGAGGGTACTGAGGAAAGGACGTGGGAGCAGGTCTACAAGTTCGAGCAGAAGTACCGTGTCCCCAAGTTCCAAGGCCACCGTGGCTACCAACGGTGGAAGATTCAACGAGCAAGACAAGGAAGGTAAGACGATGGCGAAGAAGGATATACCCACGCCGATGGACGACTCCATCAAGGAGAACCCCAACGGCACCATGCATGTCAATGCCCAGCGCAACGCCTACGCGCTGGTCGAACTGGTCGCTGAGGTCCGGGACGTGTTTCCGGAAACCGAGTACGGGTTCGGTGATTACAACGGGCGCAATGTTGCGCTCAGTGTGACGTACAGCGATCCCGAGCCGGTATTGCGGGAACTGCTGACACTTCTGCGTAGCGACTATCGAGTCTCGGAAGTCATGGTCTACGCCAATGGGGACACTTGCCTCCTGATCAACAACAGCGCTCGATCCATGGACGACCGAGCCTCGTGGGGCATCGAGGGCGCGTACGAGATCCTCGCTGAGGACGCTCTCGACACTGTTCTCCAGATCTCCGAAGACAGTGAGTCTTGGTGATGTTCTGGTACGGCTTCTTCGTTGGGTTGTTCGCCCTTCCTGCGCTGCTTATCGTCGGTGTGTCTCTGTTTGCGTTGGCCAACAAGTCCGAGATCCAACTCCGGCTCAACTACGAGAAGGGTCGCGACCTGTGAAGGCCAAGAACAAGGACCAGTCGCTTGACCACATCCCGCTCGGTATGGGTGTCGTTAAGTTCGATGGTCGGTACTACGGCTGCAAGTGCGGATGGAAGACGACCCACCCACGCGTCAAGGTGATGGAGGATCGAGTTGACCAACACTTCCGGAAGCGCCATGGTGGAAGGGGCATTCGGATCTAATGATGAACTTCTGCAAGCATTGCGACGAAGAGATCCGAGGTTTCGGCGGGGGGATCTGGTTCACCCAGATCAGCCCGACCAAGCCGGACATCGACTACTGCGGGATGTCACCTGACGCTCTACACCACCCCAAGGGTGAGCAGTGACTCTGCTGCTTCTGCCAGTGCGCCCGGGTGAGTCCAACGAGGAACTCCGGTACAGCCTGCGGAGTTGGGATCAGAACCTTCTGCTCCCGGATCTGGAACTCTGGACAGTGGGGGACTGCCCTTCTTGGGTAGTCCCCCACAGACACATCGAGGGGAATCGTCATCGTTCCACTCCGCTCGCTGTGTTCGACAATATACGCCTGATCTCTGAGGCTGCCCGAGATCACGAGACGGCCATCTACATGAACGATGACTTCTTCTGCGTCAAGCCTGTCACCGAGATCAAGCCGGTGCGTCGCAACCTCACGCTGGCCGAGCACATCGAGATGTTCCCCCTCGGAGCGGGGTTGTGGTGGCCTGCCAGTCTCCGTCTGACGGCCTCGTGGCTCGCCGGGGCAGGATTCCCCCACCCCGACTCCTACGAGGTCCACAGGCCTCTCCTAGCCTCTCCAGCGGGCATGTACGAGGCTCTGTCTCAGTTCGGAGACGACTACACAGCCGGTGTCCCCCAGTGGCGCACTCTCTACGGCAACCTGTATCAAGTCGAGGCTGAGCCGGTCGAGGACGTGAAACTCCCGAGGTCTAACCCAGTGGACTCCGAGTGGATCAGTACGAGTGACTACGCATGGCGGCGGTATTCTCAGTCCATCACGAGGAGTTTCCAGAAACCGTCACGGTGGGAGAAATGACATGCCGGGAGTCGTGCTACTGGTAGCCGCTGTAGTCACCAACGTCTTCCGCTGGAAGCGTGGGAAGACCACCATCTGTCAGTTCGTACGAGAGCACGTGCCAATGCCAGTCGCAGCCACCGGGCTGGTGTGGTTCTTCGCATGGTTCCCTCGCCACCTCCTCGGCGGCTACAGGTCACCGATCCGGGTCACCCCGTTGACGATGGCCAGCACGTCCCTGCCAGCCCCCGAAGACTGCGCCGTCACCACCTGAATCTGGTTGATGCCAGAGCCGTTGGTCCGGAAGGGCGCGGTGATGAACGAGGAGCCGACGTTGTTCGTCTGGCTCTGACCCACAACCGTGGGAGATCCACTCACGCTCGGCAAGTTCAACGACCACGTATCCCACGAGATCGCGTCGTAGCGGTAGAACTCCATCGCCACCGAGTAGATCCCCGGTTTGAGCACAGTGATGTGATCGCTGGCCACCGAGAAGTAGTCGGCGTAGTTCGCAGACGAGTTGTCAGTATCCACTGCCCCCAGCAGGAGGGGGGTCAGTGCCCCACCAGTCGGTACGGTGGTGATGCCAGAGCCCAACTGCAAGAACGGCGTGGAGAAGGCACCACACAGGACCCACGGCTGCCAGTAGATCGTGTCCGCGTCCCCGGGGTTGCGCAGGAACGTTCGCTGGTAGTAGGCACCATCCTGATCGAGTGGGTACAGGGTCTGCACGCCACCGAAGGCCGAGTCCATGACGACCGTGCCCACGAACTGGCTGGTGCTGTTCGGTGCGTCGAAGGCTCCAATGTCGCTGCTGTAGAAGCCGTTGTAGGTCGCAAGCGTGTCCGACCAGTCAGTGACCAATGTGGCAGCCGCAGCGATGCCGGGGCCGACCAGATCGCTGGCCTGCCGGATGACGGGACGCCGGTCTGCGATGGACAACTTCTTCTTCTGGGTGTTGAAGAAGTCCATCGCTGTGGTCTCAGTGCGCCAGTTCTCCATCAGCCGCCCGTCCCACCTGTGTTGTCGTTGGCGACGATACTCGCGTCGTCGGAGGAGAACGGAGACATCGTGACGGTGATCGTCTCCACGCCGCCCTGCTCCACCACCTTCACCGAGTCCAACTTCTGTGTCGTCTGTACCGGGCGAAGGCCCTTCACGCAACGAACCGGGATGACGACACCGGGGACCAACTGCTGGAACGAGATGGGGGTGTCCGGGTTGAGACTGGTGCCATCGGGGATACGGACCAGCACAGGCGGCGGATACCTGTCAGCGATGGCCGACTCAGCCGAGGATTGCCATCCAGAGATCGCAGCGGTCAGACCGTCTCGGGTGTACGTGCCCGTGCTCGCGGTACTGCCGGAAGTCCAGTCGCTTCCCAGCACCTCGATAAGCCCGTAGACGGGATCTGCGCCATCGCTGTTGAGCCGGTTGGCATCCCCGTGATTGCCCTGCCCATCACCCACCGAGTACAGGTTCGCTGCACTCATGCCGTACTCCGACACGATGGGACTGCTCCCGAGATGATCGTCGGTGAACTCGGGCAGCGTTCCGATGCGGTGCTTGCCAGACCACAGCAGGATCGAGCGACCGACCACGGTGTAGTCGAGCCCCGCGTTGGCTGCCATGTCGTCAATCTCCTCAAACGCGGTACGCGTCCAGCCCGGAGTTGAGCGGTACTCCATGGTGTCGTCGTCACGCACGAGAGGGTTGAGGTAGGCCAGCACGTTGGGGTCGTCTGGAGCCATGACGTTCTGGAGCACGCGAGTAGCCCGGGAGACAACTGTGTCTCCGTGTCCGGCACCAGAGTCGTTCATGTCCTGCTTGAGGATGCGTCGGTACGGGTAGGCCATCACGTCCTTGGCGTTGATCGTGACCTGTGTGGTTTCCCAGATGGGCTGAGTGATCGGACCTTCCCAGACGCGCTCCACCGAGTAGCCGTTGTCACGGAAAATGACGATCTCGTACGCCCACGACTCCAAAGAGCCGAGCAACTTGCCACAATCGACTGACCAGTTCTGAACGATGACTTGGGCCGTGGACATGTCATCGCGAACTCGGGCATAGTCAACGTAGGTGACACCGGTGATCTCCCCAGCACGCACCGTACCCCCGCGACGGTAGACGAACACCCGGTGCGTACCGCAACCCAGCGTTGCCCCGTCGATGGTGGAAGAGGGAATCGGCTTGACGCCACCAGAGCCCACGGCAGGCACGACCCAGAACTGTGCCGGAATCATCCAATCCGAGGCCGTCCCAGCGGTGTCCACGGCCCGCACGCGCCACTCGTAGGCGGTCGTGGCTGCCACGGTGAAGTAGGACGAGAGCAGAAGTGTGGTCGAGGCAGTGTCCTCATCCACCAGCGTGGTCCACGTGGACGCACCCACGACCCGGAACTGAATAGTTCGGTGGGCTTGAGCCAGTGGCGGGTTCTTCGCGTTGCGGTACTGGTAGGACAGTGTGATCGGGTAGTCCACCGGGTAGGCATTGCGCCCCTTCGGACTGAGCGCCAGCGGAGCCGGGACAGCGGTGAGCACCGTGACGATGATCGGGTCCGACCACGGGGAGGTGTTGCTCGCGGGAGTCGTGGTGGTGTCATAGTTCCCGTCCGTACTACCGAACGGGCGCTCAGAAGTTGGGAACGGATGACCATAGTCGAACGTGCGGCAACGCAACTGCCACGTGCCAGTAGGCAAGAACATGACGGACGGTGTGCCGTCGTTGTCCCCACCCTGCATGGTGAGGTTGCCGGTGGCCAGCGCCGATTCCATGGCCGAGGTGTCATCGTTGTTGATCGAGCCAGCGATGAACCAACTGCGCCCGGGGATACTGCTCAACTGGTTGACGACCAACTGAGACCACGAAGGGTTTGGGTTGTCGCTGGTCGGTCGAGCCGCGTACTGAATCTCAATACCAGAGGCGTCAGTGTAGGCCGGAGTCGTACCACCGAATACAGCGTCAGGGTCCTGTGGCGCGAACGAGAACGTGATCGCGTCCCCAGCAGAGCGGACAGTGCCACTGGCCGGAGCGGTGATGATCGGCTTGCTCGGAGTCCGGTTCGTCCACAGTGAGATCGCACGTCCAGTGGTGTCCGGCGACGTGATCGGAGTGTCATTGGACAGGCTCGGGCTGGACGACCAGTCTGCGATGGCCGTGGGAACAGCAAGCACCCAGTACTTTGTGTTCGGTGTCAGATTCTCAGCGAACGGGCCTTGAATCTTGTAGGTCTGTGTGCCCGTGGTGGTCCGGTAGGCGCTGGCTCGAAAGACCCGAATCGCGTTGTACCGATGCAGGTTGAAAATACCACCGACAAGCCCCGCATTCAGGATTTGACTCGGGGTCGGTGTGCTCCCGGGGAACAGGGACGCCGGAGCGAGGAAAACTGAGACAGTCAGTTTCTTTCCGGGGTTTCCAGAAACATCACCCGGACTCATGGTGACAGGAGCGCTGACGAGGATCGAGTTGTACCCGTGCGTAGCAGGGTCAAACTTGTACTGGAGCCGGGTTACGCCCTGCACGTCCACACTGCCCGCAGAGGCAAGGTGGTAGACATCCGGGGCCGGACCACGAGCCGGATCGTAGCCGGTGACGAGGCCGTCAGCAGACCATGAAGGCATGAACGGCTCCTATCAGTCAGACTTCGGCACGAGGGAGAGACTGGTCTCCACCACGCTAGACCCACCGGCCATCGCACCACTGAACGCATCCAGCGTCACCAGCAGGCCATCAGGGTCATTGAATGCGGTCCACTCTACCGGGCCACCGTCAGGGCTGTAGACGAGACTGTCAGCGCGTCGTACGACCGGACTGATGCCGTCCCAGATGTAGGCGACCTTCTGCTCGGAGTCGATGACGAACTGCTGACCGGCAGGGATGTACTCGATGACTGCGCTGAACAGGGGGTCACACTGGTCATCCGACGCCGACGCCCACGGCCAGATCGAGACACGAACGGTGCGAGCGTCCTCCCACGCATCGAGAGTGAAGATCGGAACCACATTCATGGCCGTGGGCTCATCGGGCATGAGCCGAGCCCAGTAGCGAGTGAACACATCCCCGTCCGCGATGGCCCAGCCAGCGGGAAGGATATCCGGTGCGGTCGGAGGAGTCACCAGCGCCGGGTACAACGGGTCATAGACAGGCGTGTAGTCGTACTCCGGGCATCCGGTCTCAGTGATGGTCAGAAGGCCGCTAGAGACGAGCGTAGGGCCTGTGACGACACAATCTGAACCGTCGCAGCCCAGCCCGACTATCTGATCGGCTGCTTCTCCGTACTCGTACGGGTCGGCAGCGGTCAGCGTGAAGGTAGCGAACCACGTCGAGGAGCAGTCGTTGATCCGCTTACGCGTGACCGAGGTGCCCCGGGTGATGCGTACGTCACGACGGTGAATCAGCGGCGAGCCTACCTCTGCATAGCGGTAGTAGTGCAGCACCCCACCCGAGCAAGACAGACTGGCTCCAGAGCCCTTGAGTTGTCGGTTCATCCACCGCAGGCCGAACTCGGCTCCTGCCTCACTGCTGGCGACGATGGCCACACTGGCGACGATGGCCTGAGTGGCGTTGCGCGACTTGCCGGAGTGACCACCATCGGTGATGTACTCGGTCACGACACTGGTCAGTGAGGAGTCGTCCAGCCCCTGCATCGACAGGGGGATGACACCAGCGAACTGCATCGAGGGCGGGTAGCCAGCGTCGTACCACGGCGCATAGGTGATGTCCGCGTAGTGGCTGCTGTCGAGGGTGTCCTCCAGCCACTGCGTCTGGTCCGGGGTGATCCACAGCGTGTCGATACCCAGCGTCTCAGCCAGTTGGACCGAGCGCGCGATGTTGCACAACTCAGTGCCATTGAAGGAGAGAAAACCATCGGTAGCCATGTCACAGTCTCCCGACTATCTCGTTGACGACCTCGTGAGCGACAGCCACCGGGTCAGCGGTCGAAGTCTCGACGTTGATCTCGACGTGGGGTCCCGAGTTTCCAGAAACCGTAGCAGGCTGCTGGCGGGATGCCGCGTACGCCGCGACCTCCTTGCTCGGGGCGATCCGACCGAACAGGTTGCTGGCAGCGTTGTCGATCTTGGCCTTCTGGTTGTTGAGGCCGATCACGCCACCATCACCGACGTGATCCATCATGTCGATCATCACCGTGGACGGGGAGTGGATACCCAGCGACTTCTTCACCGCAGCCGCGATGGCGTTACCCAGAGCGGTCGCAGCGGTGTCCAACTGCTTGGACATGCTGGTGAGGCCGTCTACCAGACCCTGAGCCGCATCCACACCCGCCTGATACAGCCGGTTGGAGGTCTCCACGCCCAACTGACCAGCGATGGTGTTGATCTGACCGACCAGTCCGTTGGTCTGCGAGACCGCGCCGACGCCACCATTGACAAGGGCTTGGGCGTACGCGCCACCCTGATCCACACCAGCGTCCACGATCTGCTTGTAGGCGTCGTTGGACAGACCCTCGGCCAGCAGGATCTTGAGGTTCTTCTGGAACGTCTGGATCTGCGTCAACTTGGCTTGCAGGTTCGTGGTGATGTCGGTGGCCGTCAGCGCCTGTGCGATGCCGTTGACCGTCTGGGCCTGCGCGGTGATCAGTGAGGCGAACGACTTCACCGCATCCGATACCGAGGTGCTGTACTGGTCACGCAACGAGATCGCGGCAGCCAACTTCTGGTTCGCTACCGTGAGCGCAGCAGCGATGGACTGACGGGCGTTCGCGTAGTCAGCCAGCGAGCCGTTGTACTTCTTGAGCACATCCAGCACGTGAGCGTACTGCGACAGGATCTGGTCTGGCGACTGGTTGCTGGTGTCGCCCAGCGGCTTGAGCAGGGTGTTCACCCACGCCATGGTGACCTTCTGCTTGTTCAACGCCGCGATCTCAAGATTGAGAGTCTTCTGGGCCTTGAGAGCAGCGGCGAGATCACGCTGGGCGCCCTTGACCTTCGCCAGCGCCGCAGCAGCGGCCTTGGCCGACGACGCGCTGGCGAGACTCTGAGCCGCGCTGGACAACGCCGACTGCGCCGTGTTCACCAACTGAGCCGCCGACGTGGCGATGTTCTGCGTGAGCGTGTTGATCTGCGTGGCAACGTCGCCACCCGAGGCAGCCTTGGAGATCGATGCAAGAGCCTGCGCGATCTGCTTGTTCTGCGACAGGATCGCGTTCTTGATCTGGGCAGCCACGGACGGACCCTGAGCGAGGAGTGCGTTCGCGTAGCCCGCGTAGGGGTTCTGGTACTGGCCTGCACCCGGGGCCTTCTGAGTGCCATACGCAGACGGCGGAGGTGCAAGGTAGCCGACACCACCCCCACCACCTCCGGCGTGGATCTCCTTGAGGATCTTGCCTGCGTCAATCTTCGGGGCGTTCGGGAGCGCCTTGGACAGATCAGCCAGTCCGGGGATGACACCACTGAGGGTGCCCACGAGACTGTTGAGTTCCTGCTGGGCCGCGTACGCGAAGCCACCGGTCTTGGCCAACTCGTTGTTGATGTTAACCAGAGCAGTCGGAGTCAGGTTGTTGTCAGCCGTGTTAAGCAGCGCTTGGAAATCACTGTTGGACAAGTTCAACTGATCACGGACGATGAGCAGGTAGTTGTGCAGGTTGTTGAGCATCGCTCCGGCTGTGTCGGTCTGGAAGCCCATCTGCTGCATCGCCGCCGCGAGGTCTACCGCACCAGCCCTTGCTCGCGCCTGAGCGAAGGTCAACTGGTCCCATCCGTCAGTGTTGATGCCCAACTGACCAGCCTGCTGGATCAACGTCTGTCGCAACTGAGGCAACTCATTGTTCAACTCGGTAGCAGCCGCTGACACACTCACAATCTGGTCGAACGACAACTTGCCGCCAGCCTTGAGTGTGTTCATGGCAGCGGCGACACCGACAGTCTTGTCTGCGAGCGCGGAGAATGCCTGCGCCATCTGACCAGCCTTGGCTGAATTAAGGGACGCGTTGAAGTCGTCCAGTGCCTTCTTCGCGTCGGCGGCGCGCTTCTCAAACCCGAACAGAGTCGTTCCCATGAACGTCACAGCGGCGGCAGCGTAAGCCACCGGGCTCGCCGGACCTCCAAGAGCGAGAAACGCGCCCCCAGCGGCAGCGGCAGCGCCACCAATGATCGCGAGATCGCTTGCGCCCTTGTGGGTAGCCAAAGCCAACCCACCAATCGCCACGCCGACTCCAATAGCCTTGGTGGCGAATGACCCGAAACTCGCTGCCGCACCCATCAACTGGATGGAGTTCATCTCTGCCATCGCCACGGCAGCCGCCTTCACAGCGGGGCCGAACTTGAGGAAGGCAATCGTCGCGAGACCGATACCGCCGACCATGGCCTGCACCGGCCCGGGGAGAACCTGCAAGACCGCAGCGAACTGCTGGAACAGCGCGACCAATGGCCCCAGAGCACTGACGATGACCTTGATGGCAGGGGTGAGGATCTGCAAGATCGTAGACAGGGTTTCCAGAATCCCGACGATGATCTGCATGGACCCATCGCTCACCAGCGCGTGGAAGAACCCACCAAGAGCCCCGAGCGTCTCACCCAACGACTGGGCGAACGTCTTGGCCCGGGCGAACCAAGCCTCCATCTCACCACCAGCGATGCGACGACGGAAGTTGTCGATAGCCGAAGACAGCCCGTCGAAGATCGAGTTACCGGCCTTCTGACCAGACGGGCTGAACAGCACATCGCTGAGCAGCCCACCAAACTGAGTCACAAACCCCCACAGCGACTTGAGGGATACCAGAGCACGATCAGTGAAGTCCACGATGGCGTTGTGACCGGACGCCGAAGTGGCCCACTTGGCGAACTTGGTAGCGATGTCATCGAGGTAGAAGCCGAAGTCACGTACGAAGGGCATCAGACTCGCGAAGATCCCGGCGAAGGCGTTGGCGAACTTCCCCAGAGCGTTGGAGAACGTGACCGTGATAATCGGCAGGAGACTCGACAGTGAAGTATCCAACTGCTGGAAGCCCTTGCCACTGAATGCCTTGGTGAAGGCGTCTCCAGCCTCAGCCAGCGCCGGACCCATCCGACGTACCAAAGGCTCAGTGAGGACGAGAGCGTCGGTGAGGTTCTTGCTCCACGTCTTGGTGGCAGGCAGCAGCGACTGATCGAGAACCTGACCGATCCCCTTGAACTCGTCGCGTAGGGGCATGAAGTTCGCCTTGAGTACCTTCTTCTGCGCGTTGTCCAACGACACGAAGGCGGTAACCACCAGTCCTGCGCTGACAGCGAAGGCTGCCATGGACGCGCCAGCGACGATCAGAGCCCCTGTCAGGCCAGAGGTGATCGTGGCAACCATCGCCGTGATAGCCCCACCCAGACCGGAGACAGTGGTGATCAGCAGGGACAGCACGGTCGTAAGGGCACCTACCGCGACAGCGCCACCAGCGGCTCCGTGGATGATCTTGGTGAAGGCATTGTCGCCACCACCGCCAGCAGCGCTGAGGGCACCCGTCAACTTCTCCACAGCGGTGACCGCGCCACCGAGACCTTGGAACAGTGCGTTGAAGATACCGGCACCGAACAGGGTGGCACCGATGCCGCTAATCGAGCCACCGATGCCGCCAGCCTGTGCGCCGTTGTTCTTCTTGGTCAACTGCTCGGCTGCCCGGAGACGGTCAGCGTCAAACTTGGCGTTCATCCGGGCGGCAAGATCGAGAGTTCCGAGCCATTTGCGATCAGCGAGATCCCGGTCAGCGTCGAACTTGGCATTCATCCGCTGGGCACTGTCTAGCATCGACAGCCACTGCCGACCATAGGCGTCGGCCTTCTCCAGCGAAGCGAGGTGATCAGCGTCGTACTTCGCATTCGCTGTCGCTGCTCGTTCCAGCAGGGCGTCGTCCGGGTTTCGCGAAGGGAACTGACGACTGCTACTGACGCCACTACCGATGGAGTTTCCAGAAACCTTGGCCCGGTCGAGCATGTTCTCGACATCGGTCATCGCGTTGGCAACGATCAGTTCCAGCCGGTTCCCGAGCGTGTCACTGATACCAGCCAGCAGGCGGTCTACGAAACTGTTGGAGTTGTTGGAGTCGAGCGCAGACTTGAACTCGCGGCTGAATCCGATGCCGGACTCGTTACCGGCTTCCTCCATGCGGGTCTTCCAGCCCTTGCCGACGTTATCGCTGATGCGATCCATCCGGTCATTGCTGGTGGAGTCGAAGCCCTCGCTGTAGCGGTTACCGTGATCCTCACCGGCCTTCTCAACGCCGGGACCAGCCTTTTCGACCTGCGCAACGATGTCTTCATTGATCCCGTCGCCGTCAACTGTGATCTTGACAACGCCATCACCGACGTTGGGGCCGGTCCCACGTGTGGTCACGGGCTAGCCACCTCTCGCCTGAAATGCCATGAACGACTCCGATTCTAGGTCAACCGCCGACGCACTGGACGAATCCTGCCATGGTAGCGGGTCGTTCAGATCACGGAGCCATTCTTGCAGATCATCAGGCGGGATACGCTCCTTCACCCAAGTGAAGACTAGTCCGATGAATCGGTGGGGCTGCTGTCGGAGGAGGCCTCCGGGGAGGGCGTAGTAGGCGCTGTCGAGTTCTGACCAGTACTCGGAAGCGATGGTACAGAGCCGGACTGCGGCTGGGTAGGGCGCGCGAACCACTCCTCGGAGAGGTACTCGAAAATGCCCTCGATTACCTCCGGCTCCAGCCGGGTCTTGGGGTCACGATCCAGCAGGCGACCCTCGATGTAGTCGCGATCCTCGGGACGAAGGCACGAGTACATGATGTTCAGGATCGCGGAGAACCGCTGGTCCGAGGACTGGCCTCGACCGAGCGCGGCGACCATGAAGATCAACTGACCCGGCGTCGGGTGGTAGGCCACCATCTCGCGGCCATCGAGTGTGAATTCAACTGACGGCTCCTCGCCGGAGTCCGTAGCCTCGACTTCCTTGACCGCTGAGACAAATTCCTTGACCATGGTGCTTCCTAACTATCGCTCGTGGATACCGTCATACCGTAACACATAACTACGTCTTGGCCTTCGCGTGTACCTCTCGCGACTCCAAGATGCGACGACCATTGTGGACGACGTAGTACTCCACTGTCACGTACCAAGCGCCATTGCGGTAGGTCAGCGTGTCCGCGTTGACGGTGCCGTACTTCTTCCGCATCACAGCGAGGAAGGCCTGACCGTCCTGACGCCGGACGTTGATCTTCTGAGACCGCTCCAACTTGTGGCGCTCCCTCCATCGACGCTGACGCTCAGCGTTGGCACGACGTGAGTCCTCCTTGCGCAGGAGGCGACGCTGCTCAGCCAACTTCCCTCGGATGGCCTGACTCTTGCCAACGAAGTTACCCGGGCCGAGCGTTCCGCTCAGGTCTCGATGAGCCTTCCACGCCTCGTCTCGCCACGCTCGCCATTCCTGCAACTGAGGCAAGAACGCGGCCTTCGACAACTCGGTGCTAGCCAGCGCCCGCAGGTCAGACGGGAAGTCATCCATAGCGGCGCTGATCTTCGGGTCGCCCGGAACTTGGTAGGACCGCATCCGCATGGCCTCAAACCCGCGCTCCAGACCCTTCTGGAAGAAGTGCTGCCCCGGCTGACCCTTGATCATCACTGGGCGGACAGGGTGATCCGAGCCCGGGGGAACCCACGAGGCTTCATACAGGTTCGGAGCGCCCCACGCGGTAGGCGGCAGGATCTTGGCCAGATACGGACCACCTCCGCCATAGACGCCTGTCCCTTGGTCCACATAGACCGCGTACGGGGCCGTAGAGCCCACGGCAGCGTAGACACGGGCTCCGCCAGCGGTGCGCCGATATCGGGGCGTCGTGGAGGTGATGGACTCCTTGAGCGGCTTGCCATAGTGCGCCCATCGGGGACGCTTGTTCACCGGAGCCTCGGCCTCGACGCCTCGCTTGGTGGCGTTGGCGAACCGGGCAGCCCATCCGTAGACAGGTGCCCCGGGCATGAACAGGACTTGGCCGTGCGCCTCTACGACGAAGACAGCGCCCTTGCCGAAGTTCCTTCTCGCTGAGATAGGCATGGTTTCTGGAAACCTACAGTTCGACCGTGAAGGTCCATGTACCGCCGTACTGGCCACCAAGCGGGCCATGCGGAGTCCATGAGCCGATGTTGATGCTCTCCCACGCTTCACAACTCAGAGCGCCGCACTGGATCAGCAGCATGTCAGACATCGACTGCATCGCCGCGACCATCACATCAGACGCCTTGGGTGCCTCGCCTTCCTCCTCGATGGGGATGCAGCGGACGACGCCAACTTCCAGCCCGAGTCGCAGGAGAGCAGCGCACTGACTCCCGTCGAAGGTTTCGCTGATGGCGACGGGAGTCACGTCAGTGACGCGCACCCACAACTGGGAGCACGGAGTGTCCTCAGGGCCGCAGTCGTCAGTCTCGTCCCCGGGGTCCGGGTCGAAGGGGACGTAGGAAGCCCCGATAGTGAGCCCGTATGAGCAGATCCCCTCGATTGCCATTCCGACGCAACCCGTGAAATTCAGCAGGGCATCATGCAGTCGCTCCTCGGGGGTGATCCCGGTTTCGTCGGAACCGACTGTCATGGCAAACCTATCTGTACGTGGAACCCCAGTGTATTGAGGCGGATCAGTGCTTTGGGTGGCCCTTGCCCTTGGACGGGCTTGTGCTGCCCCGAGCCGTGACTCTTGGGCTGGTGACTGTTGACCTTTTTGGGGGCGTCACGACCTGTGGAATCAGTACGAATCGTGTCGGGACGGCGATGCCGTGAGCCCGGAGGTACTGCAAGACAGCCCGGAGGTCAGCGGCGGACTGGTCGGCGCGAGCGAGGAGAATGGCTCGCTCTTTGGAATCCTCGGCTGCTCGCTGATCAGCGGCGTGTTGTCGAGCGACGATCTCAGCGATCAACACGGAGTTCTGCGCGGTGACGATCTCGTTCTGCTGCGTGACGATCTTGCTCTGCTGGGCAAGATTGTCGCGCTCCGTGGCCGCGTGTAGGCCACTCCAGACGACGAAGATCACGAGTGCCAGTCCTGCCAGAGCAGCGACGAGACGCCAACCGAGTACACGAGGTTGTTCAGACATAGGAACTCCCTGATCAGACAGTCCCGCTCGCCTTGAGCGCGACACCGATCACAGCCAACAGTACCGCGCCGATGACGAGGCTCTGCCCCCATACCAGCCAGCGCTGGTGGGAGCCGATCATCTTCCACACGGCCTTCTGGTCCGAACCGTAGACATCCTTGCGAACGTAGTTGTCGCTGACATCCTTGCGGACCTCTTTGATCTCTGCCGTGAACTCCTTCATGGCAGAGGTCAACTGTGTCATCGTGGAATTGAGCACAGCGATGTGCTCGTTACTCGTCAACTCCGGCATCAAATCGACCCTTCAAATGGAGATCCCACGGGGACCGCGCTGGTGCGGCGAGGGCCGCGCTTGTTCGGATTGAAGACCTGCGCGTTACGCGTCGGGGATCCCACCGGATTCCACTTGAGGATGAACTGGTCCACGATGTCGATGCCGGTCAAGCCGTTCGGGAACAGGCCAGCCTGAATGGTGAATGAGACACCATTGCGGACCACGTTGGTGACACCACGCGGCAGCGAGCACTTGCCCTTGGGGACACACGCCTGCGCGAACTCGATTGCGAGGTAGGCGACGGCGAGCCTGCCATCCTCAGCGACCGGGTACGACTTGCTGTAGGTGATCGAGTAGGTGCCGACCTCAGTGTCAGGCAGGTCAAGGTTCTGGACAGTCGGGATCGGAGACGGGCCGACACCCTGCCACACCAGCAGATGACCGTCATCCAGTCGCCAGTCGCCATTGGCCAGATCGACGGTAGACCCGTTGATCAGGAACTCCTCGATGTATCCGACCGGGCCGGGAATGTCGATCTCGCTCTGGGGCGTGCAGACCGCTCCACAGCCACAGGTGTTGCGCCAGACACCGTTCTCATCGACGTTGGGCTGCCAGCCGCCGACAGCGATGCCGAAGCGGTACGGGGCGAGCCCTCCGGGGAGCCAGATGTAGGGGTTCCAGAAATCTCCGCAGGCGCAGAGTTTGCGCCCGACACAGGGTCGGATCGTGATGGGGCACGTTCCGACCCTGTAGTTGGTGAGCATTTGCAGGGCTGACGTGGCGAGCATGAGGGAGCGCTCCTTGACCGAGATGTCAAAGGCGTCCCACTTATCGCCCAGACAAGCAGGGTCCGCTTCCCACACGCACGTCATGGGGGTCAGCCTACCGCAGGATCAGCCACAGGCTGGTTTCCAGAAACCGGCGGTTCGTCCGGTTCGTCCGGTGCGTCAGCCTGCGAGCCACTCACCGAGGAGATATCCAGTCCGCCGTCAGTCGCCGGATTGTAAACCTCGCTCGACACCACTTGACCCGTGACGATCGGTGTAGAAGGAAGGGAGTTCAGGTTCAGATTGGCCAGCGTCAACACATGGGCGATGCCGGATAGACCAGCAAGGACCATGATCAGGAAAGCCGCATCAATGTTGTCGATGTGACCCTTGGCCAGCAGGTAGGAGACCGTCCCGGCACCGAAGGTAACCGAGAGCAGGCCGATGACGTACGCGAGAACGCGTAGCCAGAGCGGGAGGCGAACAGTGTTGTCGTCCATCAGGCGACACCCTTCCAATCAGCGGTGGTGCTCCGAGCGGCCTTTCCGCGCGGAGTCATGAGCGGGTACAGGCTACCGAGGTTGGCAGCGTAGTGCTTGATCAGACCGACCTGCTGGTCGGCAGCGGCCTTCTGCTGAGCCGTCATGGTCGGCGGCTTGACGATGACCTGCTTGGACTTGGAGAAGGCGATCAGGGCTGCCCTGCTCGGGAAGTTCAAGACATCACCGTCGATGTTCGCACCGTGAGTGTCCTGCACGTAGCCGAACTGCTGGACCTTCCACGGAGCAACCACGTTCGGCTGTCCCGGAGGGTTGTTCGGGTCAGCGGGCCAGAAGGCATCCCCGTAGTTGGAACTCTGATCGATCTGCTTCCAGAAGTACAGGTTGCAGTACAGCGCCACGATGTGGAGCGGCTGCTTGGCCTGCAATCGGCTGAGCGATCGATCCTTCTCGTCGCTGCTCGGCCATGCGCCCTTGTAGGCCTCCCAGTCGTAGGAGAGCCAGTCAGTGTCTCCCAGAGACGGGATCTTGGACAGGAAGAAGTCCACCTGACTCTCGGCGCTGACGCCGACCTGCGCGGCGCTGTGACCGAACATGTAGTAGTTGACGACTGCCTTGATGGAACGTGCCCACGCGGCCTGCGCTGCGGCCTTGGGATTGACGTACCAGACGACCTTGCCTGAGGAGTCCTTGTAGACCTCAGTGAGTTTGATACCCACCCAGTCGGGGACGAAGTTCAGGGACGGCGCTACGTCCTGATACGCCGAGATGTCGATTCCGCGAAGCATGGATGCCTCCTGTGGGGCTGGAACGGTGTAGAGGACCGGCTTCACGTGATGCCAGTAGTCGAACGGTGCGACTCTCTCCTCGTAGTGGAGATGCGGTCCGGTGACGTTGCCTTCTGCGCCAGACGTACCAATGCGCTGGCCAGCAGCGACGTGCTGACCGATGGAGACGCTGAATGCCTCCATGTGCGCGTAGAGATGACGTAGTTTCTGGCCCTTGTAGACCGACTCAATCATCACTTGGTGGTAGCCATACGCCGAACCTCCGACGTTGCCAGTACCGACAACCACCCCGTCATAGGTGGAGAAGATCGGAGTACCGACGGGACAGCCAAAGTCAACTCCAGTGTGGTATCCCGCCATGTAGTTCCCCGGCACACCGTATGCCAGTGTGATCGGGGTTCCACGAGGGACCGGAAGCACCATCAGAACAGGCTTTCAGGCTTGACCTCGGACATGTAGTTCTCCACATCGGTCTTGACCTGCTCCACGACCGACTCGATGGCCTTGATCCCACTCTCCACGATCTGGAGAACTCCCTCGGCGGTCGGACCCACAGGCGCAGGCGTCGGAGTCGGCTCAGGGGTCGGAGCAGGCACCGGCTCCGGCTGAGGAGTAGGCGAGGGAGCCGGTGCCGGTACGGGAACGGTGAACACGGTGCAATCGCCGTTCTGGCCGAGCAGAGCACCGAGGTCCGACCAGATCATCCAACCACGACCCTGAATGCCCCACGAGTCGCTCCACGAGTTCGTGAACCAGACACGCTTGTTCTCCACGTCGATCTCGTCCAGCACGATCTCGTGACCACCGACGACGCTGCCGACCGGGGAGACCTGACCCTCAGGGGTCGTGTTCTCCATCAAGTCGTACCAGTTGATGCCGATGATGACCGGCTGCTTGGCCAAAGCCGCGAGCGTGGCGTTCAGCGAGAAGGCGTGCTGGTAGGCCGGGATCAGTCCCCGCTTCTTGAGCACCTTCGCGATGGCCAGACCGGAGCCACCGTTGTCGTTCGGCGGGTAGGGACCAAATCCGAGCGCGACTTCCTCGTCGGAGTAACACCCGAGCGCGTACTGCTCGTCCACGTCCGGGTTCTGGGTCAGCACGGACTCACCCACCGCTGGCCAGAAGGCTCCGGTGCCCAGTGCGCCGACGGCAGCGTTCGCGGTACACGAGCCGACCTCACCCTGATTGAAGACCGGAACGTAGCGCTCATGGCGAACGGAGACCAGCGCGGCGATCTCCTCGTCCGTGGGCTCCTCGATGGCGAAGTTGCGACTGAGTGGGTCGTGATCTACGAACCGGGCCAACTTGTAGGGAAATGTCATCGTGCTCTCCTTGCTGTGGTTTCTGGAAACTCGTGTCACATTCTACGTGTCGTAGGCGTACCGCAGGCCATCAAGTCCGATGAATCCGCCAGCGGGTACAGCGACCAAAGTCTGAGAAGTTCCTGATGTCAGGAAGGAGACCATTCCAGCCGCCACAGCCGAGCCGTTGTAGATGCAACAACCCTGCACATCGTTGCCCGCTGGAAGGTATCCAGCCGGTTCCGTGAAGATGTTCGCGTTGGCAGCGACACCAGCCGCTGTGGTGGCCACTCCACGGAAGCGAACGAAGCCATCTTCGATCTTGTACTGGGGAACCTGCCACCCTCCGAGCGCCGCCCAGCCCGAGGACAGGGTGAGGTTCTGCCAGCCACCAGAGACAGGACTCGTGGTTGGGACAGCGCCTCGACCAGTCTCGTGCCACGCGACCAGAGTCTCGTCGTACTGGAACTCGACCCAGAACCGCGAGTTCTGCGGGATCGGAGGCTGGATGCCACGCTTGAAGTAGAACGTTCCCGGCATCACCAGACCCACGTTGTACGCGCCGGTCTGCAACACGATGCGGAGACGCTGACCCGGCATGAGGGTCGTGGATGGGGTGACGGTCACCGTGAGCGTCCCCGCTGCGGAGAAGGTGAACTTCCACGTGACGACGCCCGCGTTCAGCATCGGGTCAACAGTGACTGCTGTGGCTCCCGTGTACGGACCCTGCCAGCCGGAGTCGTTACCTCCAGCGAGAATGCCCGCGACGAGATAGGCCGTGTAGAAGTCGAGTGTTCCGGCCTTCGGAAGTGGGTTACCCATGTCAGGCTCCGTGCGCTTGTAGGAACGCGATGATGTCAGCGTCCTTGGTCCCGGAGTAATTCACGGTATCAAGGATTGTCTGTTCGCTGTGGCCGTTCGGGCCAACGTTGACGATAGGTACACCAGCGCCACCGTTCGCCGCTGCTGCGAAGGCCGTCTGCTGGCTCGGGAAGACGATGGTGTCAGCCGAGGAGTAGTACAACTTCGTCGGCACCGTCAGGCTGGCCGCGAGCGACTGAATGTCGGCTCCCGAAGGAAGCGCCGTGAGGATGCCTGCCTTGGTTCCCGAGGTGGTCGCGGTGGCCGGGGTGCTCAGCGTGGCGTGAGTGGCATCCACATAGGTGATCGTGGTGCCCACAGGGACGCCTGCGGCTGCCCAGAGCACCTTCCCGTTGTCACCGGCTGTGAAGGCCGCTGTGGCGCTGCTGATGGCCGTAGAGCCGTTCGTGGTCACGAGGTCAGAGAACGCTCGGGGAACAGTGACACCCCACGCAACAGCGATCTGGTACGCGGTACTGGTCGATCCCGCGTCAGCGCTACCCACGTTGGTGCGGTAGAACAACTTGAGATCGGTCAGCGGAATGACCCCGACGACAGCCGCGACCTTGGTGGGGTTGAGGATCGCGTACCGAAGGACAGTCAGACCACCCATCGAACCACCAATCAACACGGCCTTGTTCGCGGGAGTTCCGAACTTCGTGTGAAGGTAGTTGATCTGGTTGTCGATGTCCGTCATGGAGGCGTCGTTGCCCCACGCTTGGAAGGAGTTGTCACAAGCGATCCACGGGATGCCGCCCTGCAACGCGAGGTAGGACGCGAACGGCTGAGACCCATAGTTCAAGACATACGTCCACGACGCAGCCGTCCCACCAGAGCCATGAGCGAGAATCGCCGGGTACTTGGTGTTGGGACGGCGCTGAGCACCCGGTGTGCAAACGATGTTGTCGTTTCCAGAACGGATGTCTCCAGTGCGGTAAGACAGGCTGTAGGAGTTCGTCATCGTGCGTACGCTGCAATCCAAGAATGACCGAAGGTCTGGTTGGTCCCGCCGCCATTGCGGGTGAACGTGGCGAGTGAACTTCCCTCTTGGGTCGTGCTCGCACCGAGAGCG